CACGTAAGGAGTCGTCGGCAGCGTCAGATGTGTATAAGAGACAGATATAAATCTATATAAGTAAACATAGGTAGGCGTAACATGCAGATATACCAAATATTTATCCCAGAACTAGGCACAGGTGTGAAATTTAAAGTTTCCCCTACTTCTGAGGTTGAAGAATTCGTCACTAAGCACAAAAAGAAAAGTGATGAAGATTTTAAGAAAATAGTAATAGAAAACTTTGTTTACAATTTAAAAACAGAAGTCGCCTCATCTTTAGCTATGATGTCTAGAGTGGCTGGAAATCGAGCTATAGAAGCTATATACGCTGGCTGTGTTATGTTGAACCCCGGTTTAAATTTAGAATTTTGGTTAGAGACCGCTTTCTCAAATGCTTCGAGTCCTTTCGATTTAGATGATGAAGATGATGATTTTGGATTATCTAATCTTAACAATACTTTTGATCAGGAAAAAATTAAAGAATATATTCAAAAACAAAAAGTTACAAAAAGAAGTTCAACTAAAAAACAGTTTAAGAAGTTAACAAAACAGAAATTTTTAGGATTAGATGATTACTTGAAATCTATGGTTATTGGCCAAGATGAGGCAGTAGAGCAAGTTGTATCGGCACTTTATAGGTGTCAAGCAGATTTGCATGATTCAAACAGACCTTTAGGTGTTTTCTTATTTGCTGGGTCCTCCGGTGTTGGTAAAACTCATTTAGCCAATAAGTTACATTCATATATGTATGGATCAGACGTTAATATGGTTCGTATAGACTGTGGGGAATTTCAGCACAAGCATGAAAACCAAAAGCTGCTGGGGGCACCTCCTGGATATGTCGGTCACGATGAAGGTGGTCAATTAACTAATCAGGTTAAGAAAAATCCTAATACAGTAATATTATTAGACGAAGTCGAGAAAGCTCATGAGGATATGTGGAACACGTTTCTAAGAATATTTGATGAAGGCTTTGTAACTGATAATAAAGGTGACATAGTGGATTTTAGGAATGCCATAATAATAATGACTACAAACCTAGGAAATGACAAAGTTGTTGAAAATCTAATAGCCACAGGTGTAGGTTTTAGTCAAAGTGTAGATTTTGATAGAAAAACTGAAAAGATACCAGTTAGAAGCATAGTTGAAAAAAATACTACAAAAGCTATCGATAAATATTTTAGACCAGAATTTTTAAATAGAATAGACAAAGTGGTTATATTCAATCACCTTGAAAGAGAGGATTGTGTAAAAATAGCTCAGTTAGAAATGTCTGTTACGGCAGAGAAACTTTTGAAAAAAGGTATATCTTTGCAATATACAGACAATGTTATAAATGGTTTAATTGATCTTGGGATAGATACGATTAAAGGCGCAAGAGGTATAGCACAAATAAGAAGAGATAACATAGAAACTAGAATAGCTCAAACCATTGTGAAGTCTGCCATACCTAGAGGTACTATATTCCATATTGATTATTGTGAAAATGATTTTGTTTTTGATGTACAAAAACCTGTAAGAAAAACAAGATCTAAAAAAAATAAAGAACTAGGAGAATAAAGTGGATCGTAAAAGAGGTATAAAAAGTAGACTTACCGGAACAATTGGATCCATTAGGGGCCAAGGGCAAGGTGCTATGCATACAGCTCAATATGGTTTCCAAATGGCTAAAAGAACTGCTGCAGGTAAGTATATAGCAGCTCATCCTAAGAGATCTGCTGTAGCTGGATTGATGGGAGCAGGTGCTCTTACTTCTAAAAGAAGAGGTAGAGGAGCATCTCCTACTAGAGGTGTTCCAAGAGGGATATATAAATACTAGGAAGTAGTTATGCCATTAATACCAGGTTTAAAAAAGGGCGCTACCTATGTAAAGGGTAATATAGGTAGAAGTAAAGTAAAAGCTAAAATCATGTCAAAAGGCAGTCAAGCAGCAGCCGAAAAAGCATATGATGACGCAATCAGGACTGCAAAAAAAGCTGGTATGCCCGTGGGCAAAGCAGTGCCAAAGGCAACAGATGCCGCAAATGCAGCTAGTTTTCATGGGGGCCAAGAGGCTCTGGCGCAGTTTCAGAGAAGGTCTAAATATGTAGCTGGTGCAGGATTGGCTGCTTCTGCAGGGGTGTTTCAGAAAAAGCCAAACGAAAGTAGGACTAGTTATAGGGGACCTGGTCGTTCGGTTGGATTGAGAAATCCAAGTGGTACCGGTAGATATGCAGGATAGTATATGAAAGGTTTTATGTTATGGATGATTGGAAAAAGTTTACTGATGCGAATGGAAATTTTCAGTTAGCTAATTATATATATAAAAATTTAAATGATCTTATGAAACACTCTTTAGATATGGGGACTTTATTGTCAAATGATCAGCATAAGCTAAGAGCCTATAAGGAGCAAACAAAAAAACTTTTCAAGTCCAGATGGTATGAAATAGCGCAGTGTTTAGAGGTATTTGACATAGTTGAAAGGTGTGTCTGTCAGCAATCAAATATAGATACATATTGTGAGATTTGTAAAGGCTCTAGGTATAGGCTTTCTTCTTATCTTTCTTCAGATGAAGTTAGAGAAGTGGGGGTGTACACTAACGCAGCTCAAAATGCTGAGATCGCTCAAAAGCTTGAAAAGGGCTTGATGAAGGTTCTTAATGAATTGTCCGAGGTGTAATTCTAAAATTGAAATTATTAGCGAATACTATGATTTTAAGAATTCATGCCTTCTAAGGGATTGCATATGTACAAATTGTAAATCTGTTGAAATAACAAGATTTTACTCAGATGGTAATTATAGTACTGAATGGATAAGTTTAGAATGAGTAATATAGAAAAATCAGATAAGAATAGTTTCTTGAAAGAGTTTGAGTCTTTACGTCCAGATTTATTTTTTCCAGAAAGTTGGAGTTTAGAAGATAAAGAAAAAGCATCTGAATTAGTTAGACCCAAAAGAACAAAAACATCGATGTTCTCCTCAATACCAATGAATTGCGAAGGGTCTAAATGCACTTTTGCGTCTACGTGTCCCTTGTTACAAGAAAACCTTGCCCCGATAAATAATCCATGCCCCATAGAAATGTCTATAGTGGCAGAATTTACTTCTCAGTACATGTATGAACTAGATGTCCAGCCAGATAACTTAGTAGAAGTATCTATGATTAGAGATCTTGTAGATCAAGAGGTTCAGTATATTAGAAAAACAAAGCTTTTAGCAAAAGAAGATTTCATTCAAGAAAATGTAATTGGTGTAGATCAAGATGGACAGCCTATAATGAAAAAAGAATTACATTTAGCAGTTGACCTAGAAGATAAGCTTCATAAGAGAAGAAAAGATTTAAGAAATCAACTTTTAGCAACCAGAGAAGCTAAGGCTAAAGTTGGTCAGTCTCAGATAGATAGTGCACAAGCAATATCCGATATTATTTACAAGGTTAAAGAAATAGAACTTCAAAAAGAAAAGCTTTTGAAGCAAAAACTAGGCATATATGATGTAGACGACTACATAGAGGTACACGAGTTGCCAGAGGAGGGCTAATTGGCAAGGCGAACTATATCTCAACTAAGAAATACTTTTTATGACACCCTGTTAAGAACTGGCAATGTATCTACCCCAAGAGGTTCTGGTTACTCAAATGAATATGATCAAGCGGCAACTAGTAGACTTAATGCACTAAAAGCAGGAACTGTTCTACCAGGCACAGGTACGGTAGATAACGCTTTTCAACCTACTGGTGGAATGGTAACCAGGGAAGTATTTGAGAAAGTTTACGGTACTGATCAGGAAATATACGATAGATTGGGTAAGTTTGAGGCTAAGTATTTCGATGAGTTATCAAAGTATAAATCAGCTGGTGGGAGTGTAGATGTAAATTCAGTTAGGGCTTCTGGGGAAATAGATCTAAGCATACTGCCTAAGGGCACTGCCCAAAGGCTTATGAATGAGTATATGTCAGATGTCTTAAGGTTTACCGATTCTGCAGCAATGACTGGAGATGTCGTCGGTTCTGCTAGGCCCAGTCTGCCATCTTTAGCTGGCCTTCCTGGTCAGCAGATAAGGTCAACGAATAATTACACTGATGCAGTTTTTAGATATGTTATAGATCAACGAGGTGCGGCTCCTGGTCCAAGAAACTATAATCCTATGCAGGTTGTACTTAATGCTGTTAATTTCAACTATTCCTCTACGAGACAAGAAGCAAATTCCATCGGTATAGCCTCTAAGCTTCCAAGTCTTTCAACTATAAAATCCGCAATGTCAGACTTTAGCGGTGCACCTACAGCAAATGTAACTAAAAGCCTTATGCTTGACTTGGAATCAACAGGTGTAACTAGAGGATCTGTTGTCAGATCTTTAACCTTATCAGAAATGGTAATAAATCCAGATGGATCTAAGAGTGTTAATGTTCTTCATAACTTTTCATTTGATTCACCATCTATGCGATCCTTAAGAGATGCAGGTGTTAAAGATAGAAGCATGGCAAAGGGATTGGCGATAAAAGAAGGAACTGATCTTATAGATGTTGGTGAAGGTGGTAAAAATGTTGTAGATAAATTAACTGAAGTTCTTGAGATGATGGCTGATCCTGAATATGAAAGACTAATAGCGCATAACTCAAGGTTTGACATATCTATGTTACTTTCTACGATGGATAGGCAGGAGGCGTATAGAAATTCCGAAAGGGCAATGAACGCAGTTCAGGCATTTGTGGACAGAAGGGACTCAGATCCATTATTTGTTAGAGATACTCTGCATAAAAGTAGAACATATATGCTAGATCAAGTTAATCAAGTCGTAGAGAATTACATGCAGGCTAATCCTGACGCAACTGTAGATGAGATAGATAAACTTCGTTTTACAACTTTATTATCCGATGAAAAATTACCGCTTCTAAAACCGACAGAAACTGTTAGTATTGCAGGCCTTGAGACGATAGCTACAAATACTAATTTATTTGAGCTAATGGAGCAGGATGTAAATGCTCGTAAATTGTTTGAAAGCATGGAAAAAGGGTCTCATATCGCTGAAGTAGATAATATACTTACAGCTTACATTGACACCTATATAGATGAAGGCAAGTTGTCAATTTGGCCATTAACTCAGCAACAAGGGATGTCTGGGCCTGGATACGAAAAAACAGCAGTTGGTGAGTTTTTGAGAAATGTTGTAATTAGATCTAAAGCAGTAACTGCTACGACTAATATTATTGATCCTAGCAACTTGTCTGGATATTTAACAGACAGGATTCTCGGCTCATCTAATGCTGATGCACTAAGTTCTTTAAGAGGTATCACAATAAGAATAATAGGTGATGATTCTCAAATGGAGGCGTCTTTGAGATCTTTGGGCTTAGATGATTCTTATAAAAAAGGTGTTATAAACGTTGGTTCGGATGGAAGAATCTATGCATCGAAACTGGGTGCAGAGGTAGGAGACGACCTTAGTATCGCAAGTGCGGTCTTAGATGATCAGGAAGCTGGCCTTAGATTTATCCAGAGAACTATTCGTGATGCAAAAAGCGATATGTCTCCTAAAATTACCGCTAGAACAGCTACTGGTCAAGTTCTGTCAGACAATCTAGCTCTGCAATCAATAGAAAGTCTAGGAGTCACATATGGAGCAAATCAATCAGTAGATGACTTGGGGGAAATTACGAATAAGGTTCCAAGACTAGGTCGCTATAGTCCTGCAATTAGCAGTTCTAATATAAGTATAGCATCTCAAAGAGATATTTTAGAAGAAGGGCTCACAGCAGTTTATAGAACTCTAGGGACACCTGATAATATTCCAAAAGGAATTTCTCCTAGAAATACTGGTAGGGAAGCTGCACCAGTTTTAAGGGGCGGGATGGCAGCTTATGGTTCAGATGACATTGTGAGAATGGCTACATCTTTAAGGGACATTGGTGATCCAATGTATTTCCTAGACGCAAGAAGCAGATATGCAGGCAGTTACTTAGCTGGTTTGACAGCTAATCAGGCTTCAGATATGTATATGTCAGCTTCTGAGCAAGGTGCAAAGTCTGGCATATTAAGGTTATTCAATCCTAAGCGTAAAGAATTGGGACTAATTGAGGGATTAGGCCTAGTTGTTGGTAAAGAGGTCGAAAGTGACTATATTAGAATCGTTGGAGATAAACCATTAGAAGGTAGAACGGTTCCAGTTTTAAGCGCCGATGTTTTTGAAATTATATCTGAAAAAGCAGGTGTGGATTTATCTAAGTTAAATGAAAGAAAATTCAGTACTGCGGTAGATTTTGAAGGAAACAAATTTGTTAATGTCAAAACTATAATAGATGATGTAAGCCAAAGTGAAAAAATAGCAAAAGAAATAGTTGATACCTTTACAGACGAATCAAAAGTTAAAGAATTAGCAAAAAGGCTTGGGTATGATGATGCAGATATAGCACTAGGTTCATCTCCTGGGTACGATAGAGTTAATGCAAAGTCAAACGCTCTTTTCGAGCAGTTCAAAAAAATGAGCGCCGCTGTAGAAGCAGATGGAACCAACAAGGATGTATTAGCTAGGCGTATAGCTGAAAATATATCTGAACTTGGTGTAGTAACTGAAAGACTTGGAAAGTCAGACGAAATATATGATGCCACTATTTCATTAATGGAAACTATGGGTCTTAATCCAAGAAATGATACTGAAGGATTAACCGCTAGAAGAGTTTTTGGAGTTGAAGGTGGATCTGGATATATAGTTTATGACCAAGATGCCATGTCTAGAGCAGGGCTAATGGGTCAATTTGACGAAGCTACACAAAATGCAGAAGAAGGCTATGAAAGACTTGCCAGAAATGTGGCAAGACTAGCGGATACAGACCTTTTAAATGATGTCTCTAGAGAAGCAGGGTATTCTAGAAGTGGTAAGGTAGCACAAAGTCTTCAGAACGCTGCGAATTCCATAAGGGCATTTATGAAACCAGTGATTGAAGCTACTCCTGGTGGATCTAAAAGTTTAGCTGGCGTAGCAGGTGCAGCTATACTTGGTTTAATGGCTTATAATTCCTCTAGACAAAATGAGTTATATAACCAGACTGTAGAAAAGCAGCCTTATGAACCTACTAATTATGTAAGGTCGGAGAACGAATCTTTAGCATACCTATCTCCCACTCCTTCTTCTAGAAGAGATCCATTATTGACAGCCGGTGTTGTCGGGAACTTGGATAGAAATAAAATCAACCATACAAGAATGGGCAATAATAAATACGATCATTTATTTTAAGGATTTCTAATGGCAGCAACAGGTTTAATAAAAAATTTAGGTAAAAGAGCAGGCAGTTCCTTAACAAGAGCAGGCAGTGCCTTAACATATGGAGGAGGATCCCCAAGAGGACTTGCTGCAATAGGCGCTGCCGCTTTTGCAGCTGGCGTAATTAATGAAGCTGGTCCAGCAGCAAGAGATGCGGCCTTTGAATCAACCCTGGGAACATCTGATGCAGATAGGTATTTTACTGGAAGAAAATTTAGTACAAGATTTTTAGCTGGAACAGCAATGGGCGGACCTTTAGGAGGAGCCCTTCAGTCAACTGCTCCTAGTGACATGCTTGCTACAGGTAGTGCAGCAGTGACCGGAAACCCTGTCGGATATGCTGCAGGAGGATCTGCCATCGGTGCCCTTACAGGCGGTGGAGTTGCAGCTTTGGCTGGTACAGGTTTTAAAGGTAAAGCTCTTGGAGCTATAGGCGGTGCTATTGTTGGTGGGGCAGTAGGCGGATCGCTCCCATTTGCTGCGGCAGGTCAATACGCTAGATCCAATAAAGAATTTTTCTCTCAATCCCCATACGGAAGAAGTACAGCTAACAATGACCTATCTGCTGTAGGTGACATAGTTTTAGGCATGCACAATTCTAGAAGAGGTTACTAATGTATCCACAGACAAGCCCTATTGACCCAATGGCTTATTCTGATGCACCTTTGGCCATGAGGATGCTGGAACACATTCCCGGTGCTACGGCAGCCGCTCTTTTTGCACAGGCCCGAGGTGCAAATACCATCATGGCTGGCGGAGGCTTTATGGATTTTGATAAATCCAGTGAAAGACTCATGAATAGACACAGAGTTATAGATAGAAGTGGTAAATTATCTAAACAGCGAATGTCTCAGTTTACGGGCTCAGCTTCACGTAGATCATCTGTTGCAGCACGTGCTGCTACCGGTGCGCCTAGTATGAACTTTCTGTACAGTTCTCGTGTAAATCACGCTACTCTTAGGCCAAGGGCGCTAAGAAGGATGCATTCTTTAAGCGTCTTTTCCAATACTAATGTAACTGGTGCTTATACGCCTTTCTCTGGTGCTATAAATCTAGGTAGGATTCCTGGCATCGGAACAAGAGTAACTTCTGCTATGTCTAAGTTTACAAATATGAGTGACATAGTTCCTGCAGATGTTGGTCCTGGTCTTTTCTCTTTTTCAGGAGCAGCTAGAAGAGCAGACATGTTGGAGGCAAAAGCATTCAAGCAATCTCAAAGGGGTCAGTTATCTGGTAGGGTGCAAAGAAGATTAGCTAAGTTTGATAGATCTTTAGATGCACTTCATGGTATGAATGGGGATCCAGTTAAAGTAGTTAGGGTTTCTCAGGCTCAAGCAGTGCCTTACAGTAAATTGTTAAGTATGAATCCACTGGAAAGAGGTGGGATGACGGCTTCAGATTTCGTAAAGGCCAATTCTGCATCAATAATTGATTATGATGATCTGGGCTATGCCGCTACTAGAAATTCTTTAATAGGTACAGGTACCGGCCCAATGACGGCTGCTAGTATAGGTATGAGGGGAGACCTCTTAATATCACAATTGCCCGGTAGGGTTACTCAATTTTATGGCGGATATATGCGATATGCGTCTGGCTATGGTGCGAATATAACTTCAGCAGCTGGTGTAGAGGGTGTTAATAAAGCTAGAAACGCAATGCAGTCGGCACTTGATGATTTAGGCATTAAAGCAAACGCAGATGATGTACTTATGGCTAAGAGGCGTGGTGGTCAAGGCTTACTTAAGAGTGTGGGAGGTGAAAAAAACTTGCGTGCTCTAATGAATACTCCTGGAGCAAGAGGTGTTTTAGCCACTAAGGGCGCTATGACTGTTCTGCCAGGATTGCAAGCACTTGGTACAGCTTCTTTATTGTACGACCTTGGTAAAATGGCAGGTGAAGTTGTTGTTAGTGGAATAAATCTGGCGAAAGACGCCTACAAGTCAGTTCAGGGAACTATAAATAAACCAGCATTTGGAATGGGCTATCAAGATACAGAAGCTGCTGCCACGTCTAGAGCTAGAGGTGTTATGGCTATTCAAAATTCTAGATTAAATGCTAGAAGTGTGCTAGGATCTGAAGCAGGTATGATGGCTGCGCATTTTGGATAATTATGAGTATTTTTACAAAAACAAATGACTTTAGAAAAGCTCTTGAAAGTCTTCCCAGGGAGGACTTATTAGAAATAATCAAAGCTCAAGATACAGAACTTATTAAGCAAATAAACAGAATAGAATGGGTATTTGAAAATAAGCTATCTCATTTATCTTGGAATGACGGCTCCCCTGTCATGAATAGATTAATGAGTAATAGGGAATTATCTTTACTTGTTGATGAGCCTTTTGAAGTAGATAAAGATTTGTTGTCAGCTGGAGTTTCTGCAGAGCATCAAAGGCAACTTCATGTATCAAAAGATAGTGTTGTTTGGGCAAAAAATTTTTTAGATGTTAATCCAAGAGTGTATCAAATACTTATTTTGAGAGATCCATCTTTGAGAAAAGTTTTAAGAGCTGGTCGTCGTTTAGGTAAAACTTTTTCAATGGCTATACAGCTTCTTCATTATTCTTATACCAATAAAGATGGCAGATCTCTGGTCGTGGCTCCAATGAAAACTCAGGTTGAGCTTATCTATCAAGAAATAATAAGAATAGCTCAAAAAAATGATGTTGTAATGAATTCTATAGTAAGAAAAGTTACTAGCCCTCAATTTATGATTCAATTTTCTAATGGATCAACAATTCGTTTTTTTACTTCAGGAATGAGATCTGGTGGTAAGTCCGACGTTGCTCGTGGTCAAGAAGCCCACTTGATTATTTTGGACGAGATGGACTATATGCATTCAGGAGACCTGGATGCACTCTACGCTATGCTTCAAAAGACCGCAGAGGATCAACCAGATAAAGTTTTGATGGGTGCTTCTACACCGACTGGTAGAAGGGAAAGATTTTGGGAGTGGTGCAGGTCTGAAAGGTTTCAGGAGTTTTGGTTTCCATCTTACTGTAATCCATTTTTTAGTAAAGAGCAAGAAGAAGAGTTTAGAGAGCAGTATTCACCATCTGGCTATAGGCACGAGATAGAGGCAGATTGGGGTGAGGATTCAGAGGGTGTTTACCCTAGGAAGTTTGTTGATTTAGCATTTACAGATCCTGGTTGGGATTATATAGCTGAGTTGAATTCAGCAAGATCTTTTCATGTTATAGGTGTTGACTGGGATAAGTATGGTGCAGGTACTAATATTGTTGTATGTGAAGTTTGTGCCGATAATCATGAGGACGAAAGAGCTAGAGGAAAGGTAAAACTTTGTTATAGAGAAGAAATAAGTAAATCTGAATATACTTTAACTAAAGCTGTAGACAGAATAATAGAGTTAAATGAAATTTATAACCCTAGACACATATATGTAGATAGAGGTTTTGGTGAAGTTCAAGTTGAACTCTTAACTAAGTATGGCGTAGAAAATCCTAGATCAAAAATGAGAGAAAGAGTAAAGGGAATAGGTTTTGGTGAAAGTATAGATGTAAGAGATCCTTATACTAAATTAATGACAAAAAAAGAGATGAAGCCTTATATGGTTGATAACTTAAGGCAATTTCTTGAAAATGAGAAAATCATTTTTTCTGCTCATGATGATGAGCTGTATATGCAGCTAATTTCTTATGTTGTAGTTAGAACAACAGCTACTGGTAGACCAGTTTTTGAGGCAGGTGGGTCAGCTATGGATCACGCACATGATGCTCTTATGTTGGCACTTCTATCTGTTGAGCAGAATTATGGTGATTTAAATAAAATGTCTTCAGCTTCAGATACTTACACTTTTTCTAATTCTATTTTTGTTAAAAACATTTCTGATGATGATGACAATGATGAAGGTACTAATCCAGTTATGGTGGTAGGTAAAAGGGCGTCAGCTGTTGGGGCGAAAACTGGGTTTAGTAGAAGATCTGGTAATACTTATAAAAGAAGCATGTTTTAAGGTTTTATATGAGCAATCCAATTAATAATCCATATCCAGAATCAGAAGGTGTGTACGGCTTTGCTGCGCCGACCGATACATTCTTTAAAGATCCAACAAATAAAGATGTTAGAAGAAGCATGGGCATAGAAGACTCTTATTCGTTGTCTTTTTCTGGCTTTAGAAGCACTTATACAATTCCTTATGATCAGGTTTTTAAAGAAGTTGTTAATGCAGAGAACACTCTTTATCTGGTAATGAGCAGAATAGAAGATAATCTTTTAAGAAAGATATTTATAGAACCATATATAGACTTGGAGCTAGAAAGGTCACATTATAGAGTCTGGGAAGAGGCATCAAAAAAGATGAACATCCCTGATTCTTCAGACACCGTTAGTTTACCTGAAGATAACAATGTTATCCTAGCTAAAGATAATCCTCCAGACTATATTTGTTTTGATGAATATTTGTATGCGGAAAAGTCACAGACTACAGCTTGTAGAAGATTCATAAATGAATATACTGATGCTATTTCACATTCAACTTTTTCGTATCTTTTTCAATTGCGTAAAATTGTAAAATATATGTTTAATGAAATTTTGTGTATAAAAAATTCTTTATTATCAGACATTGGAGGTGTATATGATAATGAATCACAGCAAAAAATCGCAGTACACTATGAAGGATGGGCTAAAAAAGCGATACACTATTCGAACAGGATCTCGAAAACAACGGGCACAAAAGCAGAAGAGATCCCACAATCCGAATTGGATACTATCTCAAAGAAACAAGCCGCAAAACTTCAAGCTTTTTCTGCGATTAGATTAAACGCTGTTGATTCAGAAATCGAAGACATCATATCTAGTATGAAAAGAGATCTGGTTGATAATTGTGATATTTTTTATCAAAGATTTTTATCTCCAGCAATAAGAATAACTAAAGATATATCTTCTCCTTTACTGTTGGATTTTCAAACTACAGACTTAAGACAAAAAAGTCCGACTATAGCGGGTGAGATAGCTTTTGCTAGTAATGTTGTTCAGGGTAATTTTGTTTCAGTTGAAGCAGACTATGTGGAAAGGCATTCTGCCCTCACTTCTAAGATGGAGGCACTTTTTAATCTTATTATAGATAAAAAGAAGTACGCTGCATATATTACGCAGTTAGCGTCTATGGCTTCTTCAAAAAGAAAAGTTTTGAAAGAGGTAGATAAAGACGTTTATTCTTCTTTATTTAAAGGAGTCTTTGTTGATTCTAATCCTGTAGTAGATTTTTCTTCTAGTCACTCTATTTTGGACGGCCTAGAAAACGATGATCACCCTCAGTACTTATTGAAAGCTGGAGGTAATGTAACTGGAAATATAACTTTTAATCAGGGTGTTACCGTAGATGGTGTAGACATAGACCTGCATGCACACACTGGTGCTGATGGATCTCAGCGAATTAAGTCTTTCGATATAGACTACGACACTGCAAGAGTTATATATCCAGAAGAGTATACAAAAGATCCTGTATCTCTAACAATAGAGAGGTTCATAGAAACTATAGAAGATGGTGGTGTTCCAAGATTTGATGCTGTCGTGCTTATAGAGGTGTTGGATGAAACTTTATCTAATCATCAGTATGAGTTACTTTATTCGGAGATAGAATAATATGATTTGGTTTAAATATCTTAAAAGTTCACAGTCAACTTCTGTTGCCGAAGAAAATACTAACTATTCTTATCCTCAAGTTAAGAGGGCTATAGAAAGATTTATGCCAGATGTTGATATACCCAAGGATTTTTGGCTTTCTGTAGATGTTTCAGATTTATCTATAGATTCTTACCTCAATGATTCCTTGGAGCAATCTGTAGATGAAACCTCTTATCTAGTTGTTTATGAAAGTGTTTTAAGAAACAATGATTTCACCCCTGTTCAGACAGTGATAATAGATGGTGTTTTATATTTTAAGGCGGCAGAAAATCATGAGTCAAACGTTTTTATACCTAAACAATACGCATTGTATTATAAAACTCCTGGCTTAAAAAATGTTACCCCTGTCACTAATGGTTCAGTGACTTCTTATAAGGTTAGTGATTCAAGTAATCCATATAATCCAGGTGAATTAACGGGAGATTTAAGTTTATATAACGTTTCTTTAGGTGATACTGGTTATTATAATTTTTCTTTTGTCAATTCTGGTTTAGACTGGGAGAATGGTAGATCAATTGAGAAAGACGCTAAAGTTTATATAAATTTTTTAGGACCAACTTTTACTCTTTACGGCGATAAAGGTGTTGATTATGGAAAGTTTTCCTATAGAGTAAAACCAGCAGAAATACTTCCAGATGATATTATTATTGATACTTTTACTTCTGTAGATTGTTTTTCTCATGCTAATTCTTATGATCAAACTTTGATTTTTCTATCTAATTTAGAAAAAAGAGAATATGTAGTTGAGGTAGTGGCTACTGGTGAAAAAAATGTTTCTGCGCAAAATAGCTATATAAAGTTATCTAAATTTGATTTCACTTTTGATTTAGATCTAGATTTATCTAAAGAATCTTTAAGTACAAATATTAATTTTGTTTCTCTAGTTCCAACAGCATCTCAGGGCTCTGTTGGTGGTGATCCAGTTTACGATGGGTCAGATGGCTCCTCTGGAAGTGTTTCTGATACTAATGTTAGAGATGTTAGAATACTTCACATAATGGAAGTGATGTGATTTTTTATGGCTATTATTAGGAAAAGAATAGAAAATTTAAAAGCTGGTAAAGATTATATTTTAAGTGTTCAGGCAAAAAATTCAGACTTAAACACAGCTAATGATCCGCTAGCTGCCATTAGATTTACAGTTCCCAGAGATGGAACCGTCCCTGCCGATATTCAAAATCTTCAATTACGTGCATCTTATGAAAATGTTATGTTTGTTTTTGATTTTGGTCAGGAAGAAGATATATCACACTATGCTTATGAGTTGTATAATGCTAATGAAGCTACTGAAGCTAATTTAGTTTCTGCTGGCATAAATCCAGCTAATGTTTTTACGGTATCTGTAGCCAACAGTTCTCAGGTAGCAGGTCAGTCACCAGTTTGGAGAGATTATTGGGGTAGGGTAAAAGCTATTGATACATCTGGGAATGAAAGTAATTGGACTCCTCTGATTCAGACTGATGAAAGTACTCCTCTTATTGATGAGCAATTTATAAGTAGCCTCACTGCAAGCAAAATAACTGCAGGAACAATTGGGGCTCATACTATAACTTTAAATGGTGCAAATTCTATATTGCAATCTTCTAATTTTTCTACAGGTTCTACTGGTTGGCAAATTAAGGGTGATGGAACAGCGGAGTTTGATTCTCAGTATATTAGAGGCAACCTTGATGCAGGTAGTGTGACAATAGGGGGTGGAACCTATAATTACTGGAATAAAACGGGGGCAGAAAATGATTTCAGAGTCGGTGATGACTCAACTTACGTACTATGGGATAATAGTGCTGGAACGTTAACTGTTGCTGGTGATGTATCAATTAGTGGTACTCTTAATTCCGCTGACGGAACATTTACCGGGACACTTAGCGCTGTAGATGGCACTTTCTCCGGAACACTTTCTGGAGTAGGTGGAACGTTTACGAGTAATGTAGTTGTCGGTGAACATCCAACTAATAAGATAACTATAGCATCAGATGCAACTGATACTGGAACAAAAATATATGCGGGTGTAGGGACTTATAATAATTCAAATACAGGTTTTTACATTGATGCAAGTGGACAGTTTTCATTGGGAAATAAATTAGCTTTTGATCAAGCTTCAGGCTTACTTAATTTGAATGGTACTCCATCTGGTGCGTCTTCTGATTTAATTATAGAAGGAGCTATAATTAGAACGGTTCAAGATGTAGACGATGTTGGATCTACATCGGATGGCGTTGTCTTGACAGAGAATGACATATTTTTATATAGCAGGACTACTGATGAGTCTGCAATTAAATTTCAGGGAAGTACAAATAATATAGCTAAAATAATATCTGAAATTAAAGGAATACAACTAAGCGCAACAAATTCTCAAGGTTCACCTAAGTTCCAAATTGGTACCGACAATACATCAACTGAGAATTATCTCATGTATAAGTGGTATGGGTATAGTGGCGCTGAGGCAATGACTTTATATCGAAATGGTTCTTCTAATCCAAATATTTTAGATATAAAAAATAACACATCTCAAATAAAAGTTGGCAGCATTCAACTTAAGAATGAAGGTACTGCTTCAGATTTATCCATCAATTGGGATGAAGACACAGATAGCGGTATTTATAGGTATAACCCTGGGGATAGTAGTACTGGTGTTTCTTTAGTTGCTCAAGGAATACAAACACTTTTCGCAGCGTCTTTTGTTGGAAGTAGTGATTCTTTTGTTTACATGAATACACCTACTACAACGACTACATCTGGATATAGTTTTCTATTACGCAGTAATACGTATGGAACGATATCTAATTATACATCTTCTAGAGATTTGAAAGAAAACATAACTGAAGTTACTGATGTTGGATCTTTTTTTGATGAGGTCAAACCAGTAACATTTGTCCCGAAGGCTCCAGAAAATGAAACGGAAGATAATAAAACCCTAAGATTGGCTGACATTCAGCACGGTTTTATAGCAGAAGATATAGCTGAAATATTTGATGGAAGGTTGGCTACTTATGATGCAGACCTGAATCCAAATGGGTGGAGATGGCCAGATATGGTAGCTGTTTGTGTTGCTGAGATAAAGAGTTTGCGTAAACGAGTTGCGCAGCTAGAATCGCTATGATAAAATCACATTTCTAGTAAGGAGTAAGATATGAATGATTTAGATGTCAATATATTAATTCAAGTTTTTAATGAAAAAATATCGTCTTTAATGACAGAGATAGTGGTAAAAGATGCGACTATACGTCAGTTATCTTCTCAAATTGAAGCGACCCAAGCAGAGCATGTAAAAACTGAAGTAAAGAAAAAAGAAGAAGATTTTAAGTGAGGTTATAATGTCAGAGAATAATGAAATAGATACTACAGATTTGTCAGAAACACCTGAGGTAAAGACTGAGTTTTCAATAGAGATTAATATCTCTAACGCAAATCTTTCGTATAGAAGTGATTTCCCAGAAGGTGAAACAGTTTTCTGGTTGGAGTCTGTAAAGAATTTAATTATAAAGAACACTTTTGAAAACAACAATATCGCAGAACAAGCGTAAGTTGTAAAGGTATAAAAAATAACTACTATTATACCTAGTTCTATTATTGGAGATTTAAATGGCCGTACGTGACTACCTGCCATTCAGGCAATTAGATACAAAATCAACAAGTTCCTTGGAGGCTACTACATTAAGTGATGATCAAATTAGGTCAGTCAACAAGATAATGAAAGTAGCGGCTCTGGCTCTTGGTTATCAAGGTACAACGTACTACTATAATAATAGGACTAATTTTGAGCCATCTCCTTATAATTTTGATAGGATTATACAGGCTGTAGATACTGACTCTTATGTTAAGCAAGCTGTCACTAAGTATAAAGAGTTATTCTGGAAAGAAGGATGGCAAATAGTAGGAGAAAATCCAGAAGCAGTTGAGTATCTATATCAAAGAATAGACTTTATGGAAATGGCTATGAAAAGACCATTTCTTGAATTTTTAATAGAAGTATCAGATCAGCTTTTAAAATTTGCTAATGCCTTTGTTGTTAAAGCACGTGGAGATTTAACAGGATATTTTCCTTCTTCTATATCTGCAATTAATGCTAGTGATACTTTAGTCGGATATTATCTTATTCCAACAGAGCAAGTAAAGATACTTAGAGATAAGTATAATAAGCCAAAGTCCTATCAGCAGTCTACTGATCCATTGACCTATGCGCCTACTGAGAAGGATCCTGTTTGGTCTGCAGACAGGGTTATTCATATGCACTTTGATAAGAAGCCAGGTAGAGCTTTTGGAACACCATTCTTATCGAATGTTTTAGATGATGTTGTTGCTCTTAGGCAAATGGAAGAGGATATTCAAAATCTTGTCCATAGGGAATTGTTTCCTTTATATAAGTATAGGATAGGGACGCCAGAGCAGCCAGCAGAACCAGATGAAATTCTAAAGGCGGCTTCAGAAATAGAAAGTATGAGAACAGAAGGTGGCTTAATACTTCCTCATCGTCATGATATAGATATTGTAGGATCTAATAATCAGGCACTAGATGCAAGTGCATACATAGATCACTTTAAAGAAAGAGTTGCTGTCGGTTTAGGTGTTGCTCCTCATCATTTAGGAATGATGATGAATGGGGGTAATAGATCAGTTACCGAAAGACTTGATACAGCTTTGTATGACAAAGTCAAACAATATCAGAAAATATTTGCAGAGATAGTAAGAGTTCATATATTTAATGAGTTGCTACTAGAGGGTGGATTTGATCCAATAGCTACGCCATATAGTGATGGAACATCTGATAGATGTTATTTTAAGTTTAATGAGATAGATGTTGACACTCAAGTTAAGAAAGAAACTCATGTTATACAGAAGTATGTAAATTCTGTGATAACTCTTTCTGAAGCAAGAACTCAGCTAGGTGTTGATCCAGAAGCTGATATGGATGGGCTATTTCAAAGTATTCAGGCTGATACTCAAATGAAAATTCAACAGGCTCAGATGTCTATTAAGTCTGGAACAGATGTGCAGAGAGATGGAGATAAGCAGCAGTCAGCTAGTTCTGGTCAAAGAAATTTACCAAATAACAGAAGAGGTGTTGGCAATGCAGTCCGTCCTGCTAATCAGCAGGGTAGAAGAACTTCTCCTGATATTAAAAGGGCAGATAGCAATCTTTTGAGCACTGTTGAAAGTTTGCTGGATGAAGAGTATAATATAGTTTATATTGATGAAAAAAATGAGGAAAGTGAAAATAAATGAAGATTAAGTTAACGAATGAGGCTCATGTATCCTATGCCAGGACTGACGATGCCTGCGAAGCTTTTAAAAAAGCTGTAGTAAACGGTCAGGCAAGACTAGCTCTTGAGATGATGGTTGATATAGTTGATTATATATCATCTTTAGGTGATTCAGAAGTAAAAGATGAGACTGTGTCTGAGTCGCAGACTATTACAGCAAGTGAAGCTGTAAAAGAAGTAGAGCAAAAGCAAGCAACTAAAACTACTGCAAGAAAGCAAGCTGCAGCTAAGTCAAATCAACAAAAAGACGAGCAAAGTGGTCAAGAAGAAGAGTGAAGCTTGTAATAGGTTGCCCAGTTTATAAAAGAGACTGGATTCTTCCACTGTGGATAAAGTATGTTAAGTCACAGGGTTTAAATTTTAAAGATGTAGGTTTTGTTTTTGAGGTTTCTCCTGATGATGAAAAAACTGTTTCTATCCTAAAGCAGTGGCGCGATGCAGATAAAAGCTTAGGGCTTTTTGATATCAATACAAGAGATGATATAGCTCATTTCTCACACAGAGACAATGGAAGGCAATGGACTCTTTCCAAGTATGAAAATATGGTTTCTTTGAGAAACTCTATCCTTAATAGGGTTAGGGAAATATCTCCAGACTATTACTTTAGTCTTGATTCAGACATCATATTAACTAATCCAAATACTATAAGATTGTTAACATCGCATATTGATGATGGCGCTAATGCTGTTAGTCCGTTGATGTTTATGACTCCAGTTGGTACAAAGTATCCAAGTGTTATGACTTGGAGAAAAGATGATCCAAACAGGGCATATAGAGAGTCTGATTATCCATTGGGAACTTATTTCAAATCTGACGTTATCATGGCAGCTAAAATGATGAGTAAAGACGTTTATGAAAATGTAGATTACTCAGTTCATAGGCAGGGTGAAGATGTTGGCTGGTCACTTTCTTGTAGGGAAAAAGGCTTTTCCCTGTACTCAGCTTCCTACATATATTCGGTACATGTGATGTCAGAGTTGGCATTAGAAGATATATCCAAAAATGGTGACACTAGAGAAAGAGTTCTTCAATCAATATAAATTTGTATAAATTTGTTCAATGTTATAAAAACAAATTTACTATAGTTATAGACTAAAAAGCAAAAGGTGTAATAGTATGTCAATAGATTTTGTTGAAAGCTTTACTGTTCAACTCCCTGACTTTAAAGATTCGGATATAGACTTTTCTGAATCTTTTAATTCAAAGCACGGTTTGATTATTGAGGTCGCTGCCATTCATGAAGGTTTGACAGCTAACTACAATCATTACTCCGCTGAATCCCTAGAGGCAGCCTTGGAATCATGGGTTTCCCCTTACCCTAAGCCAATTATATTAAATCATGATCTAAATACAGAACCTATTGGCAGAGTTATGGCAGCCAAGATGGATAAAGAAGAAGATGGCTCTAGTTTTGTTCGACTTCAAATAGCAATAACTGACCCAGTCGCCGCTCAAAAGGTTTTAGATAAAAGATATTTGACAGGATCTGTTGGCGGTAGAGCCGGTAAAGCGGTCTGCAGTATAAGTGGTGAAGATTTAGCTCAAGAAACAGATTCTGGTAGACCTCGCATACCTAAGTATAAGAGGGGTAAAGTTTACAAGGGTAAATTATCTTATATAGATATGCAGGATATCTCTTTTAAAGAGTACTCTTTTGTTAATCAGCCAGCAGATCAAAAATCTGGAGTCAGAAGCACTTCTGTAAAAGATGGTTCAGCTGAAGTAGCTGATTCAGATAACTGGGTGGCGAAAAGCGCCGCTTTTGTACTTTCTATGGATACTGAAGATATTGTCTCTGTTCAGGAGAATGAGTCAATATTAAAAGGTATGAAGAAGAAAGAATCACGACCAGCTTACTTGCAGTTGAAAGGCGCGTTCTTAACCGCACTTGCTGCACAAGAGATGGAAAGTGACATTAGTAAGGATGATTCATTACTATCTTATGAAGATTCCGAAAAAGTAAAATCTGAGGAGAATTCTATAATGGATGATGTTACCAAAGAAGAAGACATCTTAGCTGTGGCTACTGGTCTCAGTGAAGATTTGTCTAGCATCACATCTTCCACTTCCGAACAGGATAGCGTGGAAGAGTCCCAGGATGCTGAAGCTGAGATGGGTGAATCAGAAGAAGAAGCTGTTGAGGCAGATTCTGAAGTTTCTGAGGAAACATCTGAAGAAGAGTCTCAAGCCACTACCGAAGAAGAGGTAGAGCAGGCTGAAGAGGCCAAAGAAGATTCTACTGACGATTCAGAAGAGGCGGATGTACAAGTTGTAGATTCCGAAAATGCTGGAGAGCCAGAAGAGGCATCGTCTGAGACTGTTGAAGTCGAAGATGATGAAGTTCAAGAAGAAGTTGCTCAAGACAGTGATCTCACCACAAACGAAAGTAGTGATGAGCAGGATATTGAGCAGTTGAAGGCTCAAGTCGCCCTTCTTGAAGAGCAATTCTCAACAGTAAAAGCTGAGAATGCAAAGCTCAAAGGCGCGTTACATATGACTCTTGTTGAAAGAGTTGTTGATACAAAGATCGCTTTGGGTATTGAGAGTATTGAGGATCGTGAGTCGTTGATTGGTGAGCATTCATCACGTACAGCTTCTTCACTGGCAGATAGTCTTAGAGATTTAGCTAAGACCCCTGCTGCTAGATCTACAGTACCTTCGTTGCCTGAAGTTATGTCTGAAGCTGAAGTTGTAGCTGAAGATAATGTTCTTACTATCGACTCTGACGCAGTTCATGAAGAGCAACTCTCACCGCAAGAGCAGTTTGAGCAGCTTTTTGTTGACACGCTTATGGGTAGACGTAAACTCTGATTATCATAAGGAGAAATAAATGAGTTTAGCAAAATTTCGTAAGGTACATAGCAAGACCGGTGCAGGTCGTTTCGTAGTTTCTGAGGGCATTGCTCCCAGCGCCTACCTACTTCCCGATCAGGGTCTTCCTACATGGTACTACGACAGTGAGGATGATCGCTTTGAGATCGTCGTCACTAAGGGTACCATACTTTCAGTCGTTGCCGATTCAAACGGCGATGCAAGAATCGTTCCCGCTAATGGTACAGGTTCATCTGTAACTTGGGGCGATACAATGAGCGGTTGGGATCCACTTGATGGTGCTACTCCCAGCAGCACAACTGGGTCAACCGACACTGTGACAGTTGCCGCAGGGTCAGTTCCAATTGGCGCCGCTCAGTATGATCTCTACAGACCTTTTGATAAGGGCACATCGCAAGGTGCTGGCTTTATCACTCATGGTTACGTAGAGTATCCGATGGTTGATGGCCTTAACAATGACCTTGCAGTCGGTGACTTAATCCGCGCCGACCACATGGGTCGTCCTGTTGCATTTGATGCCTCCTCAGAGGCAGCTTATTTGCAGGTTGGTAAGGTTATCGAGGTCGAGAAGTTCGCTACGAATTTCGATGATGGCCTTCTCAGCTATATGCAGCTCCCATCTGATCCAGGTGCACTAAAGACTGTCTACGAGCTTACTCGTGATGGCGATTATAAGGGCAAGCTCGGTATTAGAGCAAACCTGGATGTTAATAACGTTGTTGGTGCATTCCGTGCCAACTTAACACTCTGATAAAAATATTTACACAGGAGGAAAAATCCTAAGATGAGTAAGACAATCCAAGAGCTCCTCTCGGGTCTCCCAGCTTGGGAGGCTGCATTGACTGAGGACGGACACATCGATGAAGAGAATAGAGTAACAATTAAGGAAGCATTTGCATCTCCTGATGCAGCTGCGTTGTTCCCTAAGGTTCTCTCTCGCACGCTGAGGGAAGCAGCTGAGCCACAACTACTTGTGACTCCTCTACTTTCCACAGTTCGCCTCGGCAAGGGGCGCTCATTGGAGTTTCCAGCAGTCAACGCAATCCAAGCTGCCGAAATCCCTGAGGGTCAAGAGTACCCAGAGCAAGCACTCGCCTTCGCAAAGCAGGTAGAGGGCAAGGTCTCAAAGAAGGGCGTAAAGCTCGCCTTCACTGAAGAAGTCGTTGCTGACTCTCTTTGGGACATTGTTGGTCTACATGTCCGCGCCGCAGGCCGTGCTATGGCTCGACTCAAAGAGCAGATCGCTCTAAGCCGTTTCAAGGATGCAGCTACAGTCGTCTTCGATAATGACGACGCCGGTTATGACAACACTTCAGGTCTCGATATTGATGGCGCAGCCAACGATACTGTTACCTGGGATGATATCATCGACATGGCTGCTGTTCTTATGGCTGAAAATCACATCCCAACAGACTTCATGCTTCACCCCTTGATGTGGTCGGTGTTCCTCAAGGACGCCATTTTCCACGCTGGTGGTGCTGCCTCTGGTGTCAATCAGAGCTGGGGTTACCGTCCACAGTCAGCTGAGGGCGCACTCAATACAACAGCTCCAATGGGTCTGAACGTAATTGTTTCACCATTCGTAAGCTTCACTGCTAAGAATGGCGCAACACCTGCTAAGTCAGACCTATTCCTCATTGACCGCAATGAGGTTGGGACACTCCTGGTTAAGGATGACATGAGCACAGATCAGTTTGATGATCCTACACGTGACATTCGCTCACTCAAGATGAAAGAGCGCTATGACATCATCATGCTCGGTGACGGTGAGGGTATCACTGTTGCTAAGAATGTCAGCCTTGCACGCAACTACGAGGTTATGGTCACAAACGAGGCCACCTGATAAAACCTTAGGGTTGTTATAGTTACGGATACCCTATGGCTAGGGGGCGGTGGAGAAATCTGCCGCCCCCTAGTTCTATATGGGCTTTTAGTTGTTACTATCAATACATGCGCTATGTTTTGGAGTGTGGTTAAGTGGCTTTTTCAACTTTAGTTAATAATTTTGTTGTTGGGATAAATAGTCTTCAAATAAAGTTTGTTCGTTCGGTGCAGATAAGTTCTCTTCTGGACGAGAATTTTGTCTTAACAAAAACAAGTGATCCATCTTCCCCTATAAGTTCACCATTTAGGGATATAAATACATTAATTCATTATAATTCAATAAGTCGTTCATTAACTTTATTTTGGAATGTTGTACTAGATCCAAATACTGAATATACTGTTACGATAAATAATCTAAAAGATGGTGGAGGGTTAAGTATACCATCTGATAGTTTTAGTTTCACAACACCAGAAACTTCAGCTACACCAAGTAGTTTAGTTGCTACTGGTACTGTTATTGAAGAAGTTTTAATTACAGATAAATCCGTAAAAGTAGATTTTGATACTGGCTATCAAATAATAGCAAAAAATCCTGAGTTTTATATAAAAGAAGTTCAGCCAGTTAATGGAGCTTTTTATATAGATAATGGAGAAAATGATGGAAGAGTGATTATATCTTTCAATCAAAGACCGGCAAGTAACTATCTAAGCTCAAAGTATTTTAAGGTTCAGAGAAAGAAAATGCAGAGAGCACCTTCTAGATGGGAAAATGTTACAACTCAGATATCTATGCATTCTTGGAAGCCTGATGTGTATATAGATTTTCCTTCTGATGATAGCACTCCAGTTTATTATATTGATGATAAAACATATTTTCAGACAGGATATAAATATAGGGTAATAGTTTCCTCGGAGGTTGGTGTTTAATGGCTAATCAACTATATAAGGGAATCAAGGAAGATTTCTTGAATGGAACAATAAATCTTTTATCAGTAAATTTACGCGTTGCCCTAGTTAAGAATGGTTATTCTATAGATATAGATAATGATCAGTATGTATCTGATGTTGGTTCGGAAAACATAGCTGCTAGAAGTAATATTTTAGAAAAAATATCAATAACAGATGGTATATTAGATGCTGAAAATGAAACCATAGAAAATTATGGGACAAGTGGTTTTGATTACCTAATAATCTATGAGTCTACTGGTGACGATAGCACCTCTAGGTTGATAGCTTATATTGATACTGGAGATGGTTTACCTGTAGCTAGTACTTCGGAAACTATTTCTATTACTATACAATGGAGCGATTTAGTTACAAAGATATTTAGCTTATAAGGAAATTACATGGCAACACAATATCCTAATTCTTTAGATGTACTTAATAACCCATCATCTACTGATAGGTTAGATTCACCAACTGTACCTCACCATGAGCAGCATTCTAATGCTAACGATGCAATAGAAGCTATACAAACTGTTATTGGTGTAAATCCAGCTGGTGGTCACTTAACGGTAAAGGACAGAATTATAGCAGCTGAAACAGATATAGTTAATCAGTCTGTTCTAAATGGGCTTACTGATGTTACTATTGGTACAGCGAATGGTGGAGACATTTTGCGTTACTCAGGAACTGAATGGGTAAATTATCCAGAAGAAAATCTTGTTGATGGAGGAAACTTTTAAACATGGCTAATACAATTAGAATTAAAAGAAGGTCTAGCGGTGATTCAGGTGCACCTAGTTCACTTGAAAACGCGGAGCTAGCATTTAATGAAGTAGATGATGTACTTTACTATGGTGAGGGCACCGGTGGTGCTGGTGGTACCGCTACTTCAATATTGGCCATTGGTGGTTCTGGTGCGTTTATAACAAGATCCACGAGTCAAACCGTTAGTGGTGATAAAACATTTTCTGGAACACTTACATTTAATGGTGGTAATGACTTTACTTCTGGAACTATTCAGGCCCCTACTCGTACTGCTGGTGATAGCACTACACATGTTGCAACTACAGCATTTGTGACAACAGCTTTGGCGGCTGGTAACAATTTAAATGTCGCAGGAGATAATGTTGGCACAACAGGTGGATTCGTAGTTGATCTAGGTGACGGGGATGTTCTAACAATTGCAGGTGATGGAACAACTGGAATATCTACTGATGATAGTACTTCTGGAACAGTGCTTATCAGTCTTGATAATACTACCGTTACGGCAGGTAGTTACGGTTCATCAACTGCAATACCTACCTTTACAGTTGATGATCAAGGTAGACTAACAGCAGCAGGAACTGTAGATGTTGCTACAACATTGAGCATTGCGGACGACAATCTTAATAGTGATACTGTTGACCTTTTAAATGATACACTAACATTTTCTGAGGGTGAAGGTATTGACATCACAGTATCTGATAACTCGGTGACAATATCTGGCGAAGATGCCACAACTACCAATAAAGGTATAGCCTCTTTCGCTACTGCAGACTTTACTGTATCGACTGGCGCAGTAAGTATTAAAAATGTTAATCTAACAACTCAAACAACTGGTGACTACGTTGCTACTATTGCTGGAACCACTAATCAGGTAATTGTTTCTGGAGCAGGAACTGAAGGCAGAGCTGTTACCTTATCTCTTCCTCAAGATATTCATTCTGGTGCTAGCCCGACTTTTGTGGGGTTGACTCTTACAGGTAGTGCTACAATTTCTGGAGATGTTGCTGTTAATGGTGGGAATATAACTACTACCGCAGCAACCATGAATATAGCAACCTCAAATGCAACCACTATAAATCTTGGGACATCAGGAGCCACTGCTGTTAATATAGGTTCTTCGGCTTCTACTGTAACTGTTAATGACGATCTAGATGTTGCAGGTGATACTACTTTAACTGGTGATCTAGCTGTTAATGGTGGAGATATAACTACCACTTCTACAACAGGTAATATATTCACCACAAATGCAACTACCTTAAATATCGGAACAACAGACGCAGGTGCTATCAGTATAGGTGCTACAGTCTCAACCACTACAGTTAATGACGATCTTGTAGTCGGTGGGGACCTTACGGTTCATGGCACTACGACTACAGTTAACTCAACTACTGTAACTGTTGATGACAAGAACATAGAATTAGGTTCTACAGATACACCTACAGATGCAACTGCAGACGGTGGTGGTATAACTCTTAAGGGTGATACTGATAAGACATTTAACTGGGTAGATGCGACAGATTCTTGGACTTCTTCTGAGCATTTAGATCTAGCCTCAGGTAAGGCTTATTATATTAATAATGCAAGCGTACTTAGCTCAAATACTTTGGGCTCTGGTGTTGTAAATTCAAGTCTTGAAACAGTTGGCACAATAAATACTGGCACGTGGCAAGGCACTATAGTCGCACCCACTTATGGTGGAACAGGTGTCAATAATGGAGCCAGTACAATAACGGTTGGTGGTAACTTAGAATTCTCTGGGGCTTATGCAACAACTATAACTGTTACAGATGCAACTTCAGTAACGATGCCAACGACTGGTACTTTGGCAACATTGACAAATACCGAGACACTTAGCAATAAGACAATAACTAACTCAAGCATAGGTTCTGTAGATCCATCTACTGCTGCTTTCACAACTTTAACAGCTAGTGGTGCAACGACATTGACAGCTAACACCGCATCTAGCTCATATACTACTGGAACTTTAGTTGTTACTGGTGGTGTAGGTATATCTGGTGCCCTTTATGGTAATAGCTCTGATTTAGAGGGTTTTCTTATAGACGGTGGAACATTCTGATAAGTAGGTTTTCGTTATGCAATACAATGAAGGCGTAACGTATGATGAGCCATATTTTCAGTATAACGGCGTAAGGGTAGTTGAACCTTCAACATTTGGACCTACTGCTAGTATATCTAATATAGATATACGTAAAGTTGTAATTCTTCATCCTGAAAGTCTTACTTCTAAGCTTGTTTTTATTGGTGTAGATAAAGTAATAATAGTTACTGGTCAAGAGCAGGTTACAGAGTCAACAGCTGTAATGACTTTTGAGACTTTTGATAGCGGTTATATAGCGTTTAGTGTTGAAGAGCGGGAAGCCTATGCTATCTCCTCTGCAGAAACTATTATTCTAGAAGATAATTCAGCTGGAACAACTGACGTTACTATTATACCAACAGCTTAGAATAGAGGAATTATGTCGACACAAAAAGTCTTGGTAAATGATACGGTTAGGATTAGGGTTCGATTTGTAGATATAAACCCTAGTACTGGTGAAGAAGAGGATTTGAATCCTATATCTGTTGTTGTTGAAATAAAAGATTCTTCTGGAAATGTTGTTATAGACGAGGATGCAGATCCACAAGAAGATGCGTCTTCTTTTTATTATGATTTTATTCCAACTTCTGCTAGTGAATATAATGTAAAGTTCTCTGGTATTTTAGATAACGGTAATACTGTTATTGTACAGCAAAAGCTTTATGTTAGTACGACTACTGAAACTTATCAGCCCTTAGTTACATTGGGTGCAGATGAGCATATAGTTTTTGCTGCAGATGTTGATCCTCTTTATGTCGATCCTGATGAGCTCCTTCCTTACTTTCCGGATGCAACTTTGTTGGAAATAGGTGAGATTGTTCATATGTATTCCGAAGAAGTTAAGAAGTTGTATAAGCTTAGGAATGACCAGGATGTTTCCGAGTTGCCGACTATAGTATATGATTATATTAAAGCTGCTACAGCGTGTGATCTTACTAGGACTTATGGCTTCGGTGGTGATGATGAAATGTCTATAACATTGGGAGATCTTTCTATTAACAATAGGAACGTTCCCAGAAATACTGTAACGAGAGATAATGCTTCCACCTGGTGTCAAATATCTGCAGCTTTGAGAAAAGAGTTAATATCCGCTAAGGTTGGGCCAAGATCTATTGTTCCAAGAGGTGTTCCTGGTGAAAGTATTGGTACTTCTGGAGGTGTTAAGGATCCCGAGACTGGCAAGATTGTGTACCTTTCGGATAGAGAGCTGTACGGTCCTGGAAGGCAGCCTCCTAGAGATAAAGACCAAATGCCGCAGAGAGATTTAAGAAGTTATGATTGATGTCAGGAGAACTTTTAGGCAGATATTGAAACAATGGGGCCATGATGTTCACATTCAAAGAATCTTAAGTAATGGAAATTATTCTGATAAATTAGAGAGGGTAACAACAAGGCAGCTTGGACAAACTGGTGCTTTGAATGCAAATTCGGTTCAAGAATTAGAAGCAGGAGTTTTTACTAAGTATGATGCAGTTTATTATTTTGAATCTACTGTTAATCCTAAAGAAGGTGATAGAATCTATGAGTCTGTATCTGTTAAGGTGAATAAATCATCAACTCGATTTAGAATAGATACCGCAACTGGAATTAGAGGTAGGCTCGGTAAGATTGATTACTGGATAGTTGGAGCCACAAGAGAATGAGACTAAAATGATTAAGGTATATAATAATCAAAAAGTGAATTTTAAGTTTGTTTTTGCGTCAGAACTTAATATATATAATCCGCTGTCTCTTTCTACTCCTAAAGAGGTAATTATAAATGTTTATAGAGGTGATGGAACGTCTGGTTCTGTAGTAGCTGGTCCTTTTTCTTCAGTTTATCAAGATTCTGAGGTTAATGAAGATTCTTTTATATCCGAAAGCGTTTATGGTGAGATTGTTTTTTCATACAGAATCCCTACTACTCTTTTTGATGGATCATACACTGTACAGGCTACAGTAGAGGGCCCGGATGGGCGCTTATTGAGGTCTTACTCTTATTTTCAGGTGGCTAAAACAGAAACATCTTTATCTCCTGTTGTAATGTCGAATAATACTAGTTCAGTGGTCAATTATAGACCTGAGTATAAGCAGCTATTAAGAACTAACCACAGCACACTGCTTCTGATAGGGCACGCTGATGGTGTTGAATTGAATCAACCTTTTAGAGTTAGAAGTATTCAACATGCTATTGATTCACTTGGTGCAGATTTTAACTCTCCTCTTTTGAGAGGAATATTGAACGCTTATGCAGCCGGTGCAACTGACATGGTGGCTTGTGCGGCAGCTCCTATGTATGAGTATGTTGACGACTTTAACTACAGACTTCAGTCTGGAAATGTTTTTGATTACCAGGGTAATTCTTTAAGTAAAACATTTTATCAAAGATACTATGAAAGACTAGAGGATACATATGCAGCGATTGGTGAATTGGATTTTATAGATGTTGTTACCCCTTTGCAGGCATCGATAATAAGAACAGATAGCTATGACTTTATAAGTCAGTTAGCTCAGTATTGTTATAATTTCAATGTTAATACTGGTTTTGTTCAGATGGGTGTTATTGGTTCTAGGACTAACGGATTTAATTCTTTAGATGTTGATTTAATGGAACAAAACTCAGTTCTAAAAGATAAGCTTACCACTTACTCTGGTGGCTTGGTATCTTCTGATGTTGGTAGGTTTGTGGTCCCTATTTATGGAGAGTGTCTGTATAGTCATCCTCAAATAAGATACACCTACGTTGACTCAGTTGCTGCATCGTACGCAGCGATGCTGGTTTCAAATAATTTAGGAACTTCTTTAATAAGAAAAAGAGTTCCTGGAGCTATTTCTGCTTTTGGTTCAGATTTAAGTCATTCTGAATACTCAAGACTGGATGATCTTGGTGTTAATACCATTTATAGGGGCAAGAAGACTAAGAGAAATATTGATTTTGAGGTGTATGTTACGAATGATTATACGCTAGCAAGAGCTGGAAATACTTTGCAGAAGGCGCAGCAGATGAGGTTAATGGCTAAATTAATTAATGAAGTAAAAGTATATGCGTCTCAAGCAATTGGGCGATTATCTTATGACGCAGCTAGTGATAAGGTTAGAAATATGTTAGACAATTTAGTATCGGATGGCGCGATAAACGATTACAGTTTCAATGTTAGTACTGATCCGTTAAGAATTGGATATCTAATATTTGACATAGAAGTTTTGTCTTCTTTAGGTCTTAAGAAAATAGATTTTTCTTTGTCAGCAGGTCCGGGGGCATGAAATGGTAATGAGGTATAATACTTTTCCTAACTTTTCAGAATGGAATAGATTTCCTAAGAATCCTTTAGTGGCACCAGGGTTTAGTAGAACTAATTCTGAAGGTGTGGAAGAAATATATTCTGGAGCTTTAAGTTATCTGGAATTCGTACAAATAGTTAAAAAAGTTTGGGAAGAACTTCATCCAGAAATCATAATGATTCCCTATAATCCAAACAGAGATATAAGTACATCTTACAATGAAACTGTTGCAACAACTACATCTGCAAATGTTCCAGGACTTGTTCCATCAGATTATCCTCCAATAACTATTGGTTACTCATTGGAGTTAAGAAAGCCTCATACTATGGACCCAAAGCCAAGAATGAGGAATCAAATGATTGACACTCAAGATAGATCTATAACTATTTATGGTCAGAAGTTTCAAAATATTGTTAGTTTCACAGTAATGGCTGAGGTTGGAACATTTTTTGGTCCCAATAAAGACCAGGTTTTAGATGACCAAGATGCTTCTGTTGTGGTTGATCAAATCATGGAAGAATTTGAATATTTTATGGTGGAGCATACTCCTATATTTAAAGCAGCTGGGGCGTCAGATTTGGTTTATGCAAGAAGGGTTTCTGACTCGGATCTAAATAAAGATGGTAAGGATATTCTTCAAAGACAAGTTATGTATATGTTAACAACAGAAAAGACTTATGCAATCGAGAACGCTAGGATTCAAAAAGTTGCTGTTGATGTAAGAACTTGGCTGAAAGACGCGTATTCTGCGACACCATCTTATCAGGTTGACGAAGTTGGGTCTGAAGAAATTATTAGAGATTCTGAGACATATACTAGAGTTAACAGTATAGATAACGATGGGCATCCAACATATGAGGTTATTTCAGATTCAGAACTGATAATTAGAGACCATTTTCAAATGTCAACACCTGATGATTCTGCCACTCCAAGTAGCTAAATCTTTGTATAGAAATATATATATTTTTTTTTGAAAAAAGTATGGATGGTTGTTTTTATAAGTTCTTCGTTACTATATTTAAAGATTCATAATCCTTAGCTGGAGGTCTTAAAACAATATGGCTATACCTGGAGTAACTACAACAATTAGAGATCGTTTTTATACGGTTTCAAGAAGCGATTCGCCAACTGGACCTAGAGTTGTCGCTATCGCAAAACGCTCAACCGTTGATGGCACTGGTGACATACAGGATCTTGACGTAGTTAGAGCATTAAATGAAGCAGATGTTATAACTGCTTTTGGCGACGGTTCCGATCTTCACAGAGCATTTGTGGAGTTGGTTACATCTGGCGCTGAAAGAGTTTACCTTGTCCCTCTTCCAGAAGACACTGATTTTGATCATTCCACTGGAGCATTAACTTCTTCTTCGCATGGTGGTGATGTTTTCGATGCAGCCTTTGCTGCAGCTGAAGCTGCTATTCCTGACATTATTGTCGCTTGGGGTAGAGGCGGTCACCCAGATGACTGGGAAGATCCAGCTACTCCGTCAAACGATGCAGAGTTTGGCTTCCATGCGGACAATAGTCCAACTGTAACTTCTAACTGGGCATACAAAGTTGGCGCAGCATGTAAGACAATCTCGGAAAATACAAACCCCTGCATAGGCGTTATTGGCGTGAAGCCATATTATGGTACAGCTGAGAAGATGACTCCTGGTCAAACATCAACACATTTGACATTGGATAAATTGCCTGATAGAGATGGTAGTGATTTATTCAAATCTGTCGGGTCATATATTACAGTGGTTGCTGGTGAAGTTAAGCCTATAAATTACACGTCAGGTGGTACAGATTTTGGGTATTCAAATGCGGCGTGTTCGCTTGCTGCAACAATGAGCACTCTTCCTTCTTACACCTCGTTGATTAATAAGCCACTTTACAATGTTGAGTCAGTTCGCTACTCTCCAACTAGAACACAGCAGGCCAACTTGGCTTCGAAAGGTGTAAATCCTGTTATAATAAACTTTAACAAGGTTGCCGTTTTCGGTGAAAGTCTTACTTTTGCTCAGACTACGTCTGACTATACTCGTTTGACAACAAAGAGAATTATTGACGATTCGACTAGCATTGTTAGACAGGTCTGCCAAAGATTTATTGGTATGCCTTCAAATGTTCAGACCAGAAATGCTATGGAAACAGCTATTACTTCTGGTTTGCGTGGTATGCAGTTACGCGGTGCAATCCTTTCGAGCGATTTTACTGTTACTTACATACCAAATGAGAACAAGGCAATTATCGACCTTGTTTTGACACCCGCATTCGAACTTAAGAATATCGAAGTTCGAGTAGCAATAACATTATAATAGCCTACATAAAATACCGATTGGAGGGTAAAAATGGCTGAAGGAGATAACGTTCAGAAATATCTGAACACTTACACAACTTTCTCTGGTGCAGATATTGTTGCCACTTTTGGTGGCGTTGAAATTGGTGCTCTTTCTGGTATCACTTTCTCAGTCACTAGAGAAAAAGCTCCCATATACACTATGGGTTCACCTAATCCTCGTTCTTTCTCAAGGGGTAAGAGGGGTATCGCTGGTTCGTTAATCTTTACGGTTTTCGATAGACCAGCTCTCTATAAGATGATAGCAGAGAATGCTGACACAAATAGAAGTCAATGGTTCTACACTAGAAGCCATAACACAATTCCGGGTGACAGCAATCACTCAAGAGGAATTGTTGATTCTGAAAACTATGGCACTGGTGTATCTAGAAAGCTTCCTTACTACGCTGATCAGATTCCACCTTTTGATATCACTATTACCTTTGCTAACGAGTACGGTCAGGCCGCTGTTCGTTCAATATACGGAGTTGAGCTGCTCAATGAGGGCTCTGGTGCTTCGATGGATGACATCGTGATAGAAGAGACAATGACTTATGTCGCTAGAGAGCTTGGGCCTATGTTCACGCTTGATATCGACAATTCAGCTGGTGTAGATAATTCTGGTTTAATTAACGAGAGATTTACCTCAACAATAAATGACGGTCAAGGTTCAATTTATCAAGACTGATAGTATTTTAAGTGCCTAGGCGCTGTTTAGCTTTAAGAGATGCACGGGGGTTGTCCCCCGTGCATCTTTATTTAAGGAGATAATATAAATGGATTGGGTAATTAGAAGAGGGCAAAACCCTGATCAAGCAACAGCTATTGTTGATACACCTATGAATGTAGACTCTAGTTTAGCTGACTATGATCAGATGAATTATAATACCAGTCAGATATCTTTTTCTGGCGCTGATGCAGTTGCCACTATTATTATTCCCACTATTGGTTCAGATGGGTCAGTTACTGGCCCTGGGGAAGTTGTGGAGCTGGGTGAGATTCAAACACTATCTTATTCCATGCACAGGGAGAATTCTCCAATTAGAACTTTGGGGCATGTTAATCCTCGTGGTTTCATAAAGGGTGGAAGAACGATTGCAGGAAGCCTAATTTTTACTGTTTTTAATGAATATGTATTTTATAGGCTTTCTCAGTACAAAGATCTCTTAGCAAGAAGAAACGGTTTTTTTGCACCACTTGCTGATATGTTGCCACCGTTTGATATTGTTGTTTCATTTTTTAATGAATATGGAAATATGTCTAAAATGAAGATATTTGGTGTTACTATAGTTGATGAAGGTCAAACATTATCTATAGATGACTTAATTATAGAACAAACATACACGTATATGGCAAGAGGGATTCAGCCTATGGTTCAGATGGTTTCCCCTCATGAGAAGTCAGATTCTGATAATCCTGATAGCACTAAAGACCCTAGAGTTGTTGAAAGACAGTTAAATATTCAATATAATATTTTTGGTGATCAAGTCGTAGATGACTTAACGAAATTGTATGAATCAAATATGATAGATAAGGTAGTTCCACCTAATGTCCGCTAAAGAAGAATTTAAATTTAATCCTTTATCTGAGAAGATAGATTTAAAATGGGCCGGAAGAGCCAAAGAGGGAAGTAAGAATTTTAATAGTTATTACGACTATTATTTTAGTGGTGAAGATATTAGAATTTATGTTGATGGTCTTTTTGATGTAGATGATGAACTTGACTTAGCATCATTTGCCTATTCTGTTAGGCAGGAGAAGCAGCCGATATATGGATTCTGGTCCTATAACTATGATACAGTTATGTTGGGTACAAGGGTTGTTGTTGGAGAGTTTACTCTATATACTAGATATCCTCAAAGAATGACACAGTTGTTGGAAAAAGCAGCTCTCAATAGAGTTAATGCAGATTCTTTTGGTGGGCAGAATGAGGGAAGTAGTATTGTAACAAGGTTGTCTTCCGAGTTTGCTAGAGAGCCTTATGATGAGGAAAATATTCAAAAATATTGGTCCTATAGTCAGTTAGATAGAATTACTAATGATATGTATTCTGATGCTATAGATTCTAAAAATATTTTTAGTGCGCACCCACCTTTTAATTTTGTTATAGTTTATGGAGCAGAACAGACTGCACTTAGCCCTAGGGACATATTGAATTCTCAAGATATATCAGTTGGAGATACAATAGATAGAGTTGTGGCAGCAGATGTTAACGAAAGAAATGTCAAAGTTGATTCTTTAACAAATCCTATGAAGGTAGTAATACAACAGGTTAACTTGACTAGTTGTACTAATTCTTATAGTGTAGGAGGAACCGCTTTAGTGGAAACCTATCAGTTTATGGCTAGAGATTTTTATTTCTCTGACGTTGATGTTTCTTTTATTAAGAACCTAAAAATAACTAGTGCTTCTGATAGTTTTGATATACCAGATGCTCCACCTATTGTCCTTGATGACGATGGTAATAGAGTCTGGCAGGATGTAGATGCTAATCCGGGAAGTGTAATTCCTCCCGGAACCGCAGTGTGATATAATATTAAAAAAATAAAGGAGATATTTTATGTCTGATGTTAAAAAGGTTATGGTAGAAGTAGATGGTGTCGAAGATGTCCTTGTCCATGATGACACTGTTGAAGTTAATGATAATATGGATGAAGAGGCCACTGATTCATCCCCTGATATAGTTTTAGAGGATCATGTTGAGTTTTCTGTCGATGACGCTCCTGTATCTGTTGAGGATCTTGACGAAGATGAGGAGATTTGGCCTGGTGGCCCTACTGCAGCTATGATCATTAACTGGAAAGAGCAGTATGGCGATGTATACGTTACTTCTATTACCTATGATAGTCACATAGTGTGGAGAGTATTGAATAGATTAGAATATAAAAATATAGTTAAGAAAATGGAAACTTTAATACAAGACGGTGCTATGAGTTCTGCAGAAGCTAACATGTGGAATGAGGAAGCTATAGCTCAAACTTGTGTCTTGTATCCTCAGATAGATTTAGGAAATCTAACTGGTGCGATGGCAGGGGTTCCTTCTTTAATATCTCAAGAGGTTTTGGAAGCTTCTGGATTCGTTGCTCTAGAAGTGCGACAGCTGTGATGTTTAATGTTAGATCCAACTTCTTCTTTTGAATTAAAATATAAGTATGGTAATTTATACTTTATATCTATAAAAGGTGTAGATTTATATTTTCGTGAATTAACTTTTAAAGAGTATGAAAAAGTACTATATTTTCAACGGACAGAGGAATATTCTTACGCTGATATTGAAGATATAGTTTTACAACAGGCTATAGTATATCCAGAAAATTTTGATTTAAATAAAATACCTCCAGGAGCTGTTTCTTCTTTAGCTGAAGAAGTTATAGATTTATCTGGCTTTTCTTCTGCAAGGATGGCCAAGAAAGTACTACTTTCAAAAAGAGAAGAGGCTAATGAGGTAAAGAATTTAATGAAAGCTTTTGTATTGGCTACTATTAGTTCATATTCTCCTGATGATTTGGAAAATATGACCTTTTCTCAATTGGCTGAAAAAGTAGCCTTATCGGAAAAGATAATAGAAATACAGCAAAATATAAATGGTATAGAGTCAACTAATATTACTCTTGAGCTTATAGATCCAGAAGAGGAAATGGAAAAGCATAAAGAGATGGCTAAGAAGCATGATCTGGCAAAGCCTGCTGGTGCAGCCGGAATAGATGACCCAATAGCTAATAAGCTTTGGGCAGGATAATAGGGGGAAAATATGATTAGGGATCCTGGTCCAGTATTAAACGTTGGTCACAGTGTTACCTCTCGTGATATTCCCACGAATACCGAAGAGACTGAAGGTATATCCCCTAACTCTGGTATTTTAACTAGGGCCGTAAGTGGTAATCCGGTCCTAAAATTCTTTAGTTCAGCAGCAGTTACAATGGTTGGCGCATATGCAGCCTCAAAGCTAACTAGAGCTGGTGGACTTAGATTAGCAAAGACCATACAAGATAAAGCCACTGTCGATGCCGATAAGTTTTCTACTACTATAGTTAAATCTGTTACTGAACTTAGAAGGCACTTAGACGAACTCCAGGGGTTGACAAGAATTGGTGGAGATAGGGCTTATTCAGATTTAGTTTGGGAAATGGATGGTAAGTTAACCACTGGTATAGATCTAGATGGTAGGCTACAGGAGACTTCTGGTGTAGGTTTTCTTAAGGCTAATGAAATAGCAGGAGCTAATGAAGGTATCTTAAGAGAGCCCGCTGCGGTATGGTCTTTTAGGGATACTCTGCAGCAAAAAATGGTTAGGGCTGGACGCCGTCTTCCTTATGAATTACCTGCTTTTTATGCTGCCCAAAAAGCAATTGTTGATCCACTTTTTGGTGAAAAGATCAGTGATGAAAAGAAGGTTAACTGGGCTAACCCGGTAGATGTAATAACAGATTTTACAAAAGAATCAGTTATCGCTGCTGCAACAATGATATTGCCGTTTGAGTTTGCTGGAGCTGCGGCAACACAAACTAGAAGTTCATTGCATACCGCTAGGCACTCGTCTGCAAACTTAGCAAGGTTAACACCTATACAGCAAAAGATGCACAAGGGGTTTGTTGAGTTAGATGAGGTAACTAAACTTGTTGGTCACCCTTTATCTTCTCTTCAGGATAGATTTTTAAAAACCTCTGCCCGGGCCTCTGGGGCTTTTAGTGCAGTCGCTGACCCGTACAGAAATCAGCAAGGGTTTGTTCAAAACTTAAGATCACTTAGACATGGCTACAATGCAGCAAAAAAGGATATAGCCGACAGAGCTGCAAAAGGTGAGCAAGTAAAGAATATTAAATTTACAGATTTATTTAGTTCTAAAACGTTAGGTCCAGAGTCTTCTGCTACTGCATTTGATTTAATTCCTGGAATGAGTGGACTTCCTGGGGCAATTAAGACTTTCAAAGAGACATATAAGATCTACGGTGACGCATATGATGTAGTTAGTGGAAAAGTAAATAGAAACAGACTACTTAAAAAACGACCTACTGAGTATGAGTCCCCCTTAGATGCGGCGATTGATAGGTTACAGTCTTCTTCTCGTTCAAGATTTGTAGACATAGTTGGATCCCTCGGTTCTCAAAGTGCTAAGAACGATTATCTAAGCACTAGGATAGAGTCAGATATAAAAAAGTCTCTTGAGACTAATCTTAGAAGACTTGGTTTTAGTGAGTCAGATTCTTTAAATTTTGTTAAAAACATAAATGTTGATCAAGGTGTACTTAAGGCAATAGCATCTGCTAAAGATGATACAGTTTTAGGTGTTGATCCAACTAAGCTAATTACAATGGGGTCCATGAAAAACTATGGTATTCCTGGATCTAAAAAAATAAACGATGTTGATTCTTTTTTTGAAAATATACTTGTTAGATATGGATCTATATCAAAAGATTCAGAAATAGCTCATAAAATTGGAGCAAGACAATTAAGAAAAACCGTACAGGAAAGTTTTGAGGATGTAGCAGATAGAGTTAATAATGAGTATATAGGGAATGTCTATAAAGAGTGGGGAACTATACGGGCTAATCATATAGGTCAAATTGGATCAGAAATTTCCGGTAAAAATAAGCTTTCTTATTTGTCTGTAAAAGAAAGGAACCCTAGAAATGTTGCAGCTGTTCAGAAAGCTGTTGGAAGAGCGCTGGGCCTTAATGACGCTAGTGATAGAGTTTTAAGAAACGCTCTAATCAGAAGAGGTTTTGATCCTGACGATTTTAACGGAATGAGATCTTTCTTATTGAGAAATAGAAAGATGAGTTCTGGACTTTTTTCAAGGTCTAGTGGTCTAGGGCAGAAGGTCTATTTACGAGACATAACTGACGCTAAAAAATATGAAGATCTAGATTATAACTTAAAGCAGATAGTGTCTCAAGAAAAGTTTGAATCTTTACAGGGATTTGTTCAAAAGTCAAATACCGGCGGTTCTGCTATGAATACTTCTTTGGAGCAAACTGCAATTTCTGGTTTAAGAAAAAGAGTAAGTAAAAATGGAGCAGTTTCTTATCTTGATTATAGTGGGGTAAAAGGTAACCTAAGATCCGCTGCTAATTTCTTTATGGATGAGTTTAAAATTCCTGTATTGGGTTTTAATCCTTTTAATTTATTTGGTAAATCTTCTTTTAATGCGATGGCGAACAGTTCGCCAGTGCAAGTTATTTCTGGTAGATCAGTGCAGCCTTTTGCTTCTGAGATAGGCGCAGATGATTTTGCAGTTTTTGTTAAAACTAAAGCAGCTAAAGGTAGGGTAATTAAGGTATCTGGTTCAGATACTGGCGGAATTAAAACAAATATGTTGGATGGCTACTATAGGCCTGTTCATACGTCAAGCAATGAGCTCTTGTCAAGGTATGCCAGAAACGCTTCAGGAGTTAGGGGTGAGTCACCGTATCAGACAGCAGCAAGGTTTGAGGGGAGGGATAATTTAACTATTCCCGAGAGAATCAAGCAAGCTTTTGATGTAGATATTGAAAATCAAGGAAGCATTGGTGGGTTTATAAATAGATTTAGGGGAAGGGCTTTTGATTTAGAGAATCCCACTACTCTAAGCAAGCTGCTTCGAGGTGACGCTATTACAAGTTATCGCGGAGGTAGAAAAACTGTACTAAAAGGTCGAGTTAACGGGGCTAAACTAGATATTGTAGATGAAAGTACTGGAAAAGTTGTTAAATCACTTTCTGAGCAAGACGTTTTTAAGGGTTTAGATTCTCTTAGAAGAAGTACTGATAAGTATGGTATTTCTTCAAGAGTAGTGGAAGCAGCTGAAGCTGATAAGTTATTTAGTGATGGTCTAGAGTTAAGTGGTGTAAATAGTGCTTCCGGTTTAAGAAAATTGATATCAGATTTAGCAGATGTTGAAACACAGATGCTTGATAAGCAAGGTATTTCTAAGACGCAGCAAAAGGCCGTTCAAAGATCTAGGGCAAAAATAAATAGAATGATAGATGCTCAAGAGCTTTCTGCTCTTTCGAGTAAGGCTGCGGATTCCCCAACAATAACAACCGCTTTTGACGATATAATTACAGCAGTATTCAGGCACAGAATGTCTACTGAAGGTATATTGGCCGCAAAAGCTGGTAAGCCAGATCCTTTTGTTAGGTTAAATAGTGTGCTCGATGATTTGGTTCAAGGGGGTCGTATAAGTAGTGCGCAGAGAGCTGAATCTAAAGCTTCGATCCTAGGAGCTTTGATAGATAAGGCGGCATTCTCTACTTACAGCCCTACTAACTCTGTTTCCAGAGATGCAAGAAACGCTTTCACAGAGTTAATTAATAATAGGCAAGCTTTTGAGCATTTTTCTGAACCGTTTTCTTCTGGTTCTATTAATGGGATTACTGGAGGAGTTAAGAAGAGGTTAAGTCCATTAACTTCTAAATTAAATGGCCGTTTTACTACCGGTAAGCATTCTATGCGAGATTTTTATACTGATCCGCTAGGTTCTGGTCAGCAAACTACTTTGGTTCCAACTTTTGGAACAGTATTCAGCAAGAGTCCAATGGGCGCAATTAAAAGCGCTGCTGGCCTGACTACATACAGTGATCCTGGATCATACTCCAATGCGAGTGCAGCAGTAGCACACAGCGTTGGTCGTCTTAATGGATATTTTAGCGCAGCAGGAGTTGGCATTAAAGGTGACTATAGTGGCCCTCTTAGTGAATTTGCGATTGGTATGGTTGGAAAGAGGGTTCTTCCTGCGTATATAGCTGGAATGACTTTTATCACTGCAGATAGAACTGTTGGCGGAATGGTCAATGAAAAAGATGATGAGGGTGAAAGAGTTTACTCTCCATTTTTAGTTACAAAGGCGGCGCGCGCAGCTGTTGAAGTTCAGTCAGTATTTTCTGGAATTACTCCCGGAGGTCCGGGGTATCAGGAGAAGAGGGAAGAATTACTTGAGGGAGAAGTTGCAATCAGACAAGGTAGGTACTGGCCTTTAGGTTTCACTCCCTTTAAGGGTGGTAAAATAGAGTATTATAGACCTTCTTATTATAGAAGGCTTCAAGCCGGAGCTTTGTATACCGATGATACCTATGGCAGTCCAATTGAAAAGTTTTTATTCTATAATGATATATCCCCTTTGAGACCATTTGATCCATATAGATTTGAGAAGAAACATTATGAAGATAGGCCATACCCCGTAACTGGTGACTACTTTACTGGACCATTTGGTCCATTGACAACTATAGGTAATTTAACTATAGGAAAAATACTAAAACCAAGAAAGACCATGCATGAAGCAGAGCTGCAGATGGGTCTTGCTAATTATATGCCAGCGGGACAGTTTGGGGCGTACGACGCCTCAGCGTATCTGGGTTCAAATGCTGGATATCAGCAGCCTTCAGTACCAGGTGCAAGCATGTATGGCGCACCTATGGGGGCCGGACAGGGTAATATGCCTGGTGGTTTTACTCAAATAGCACAATCTAATGCCGAGATGGCATCAAGAGCTGGTCCAACAGGATTGGCTACTGGAATGATTAGGAATGACATAAGTTCTGTTAACTCGCAATTTGCAGCTATGGCTTATGGTCCGCCAAAATCATCTGGAATTATGACCCCCTCTATTGTTGCATCTGGTTCACCTATAAGTTCTGGATCTATGGAATATCAATTTGGAGAACTTGGCTATAGGACTCAAGAAATGGCGGGTATATACGGTTTTGCATTAGCTAACGTTAGGGAAACTTTTGGTTTGGGTCAATCAGATCTAACTCCTCAGAGGTCTGTTTTGGAGTCTGCAAGTAAAGCATACGGATCAACTAGATCCTTTTGGGATCTTAATTTAGGCGGCTTAGGTGACGCACCACTCCCTTCGGAAGGTATAGGTAATCTAGAATTTTCTGAGGTAGTCAGAAGGTTTATACCAAAAGAAAGAACTGATGTAGATTTTATTAATCCTATAAGAAATAGGATGGCAGATGAATATCCATTTTTACCTGGATCAGAATATTTTACAAATTTTAAAACTGGAGATCCATATACAAAAATTAAAGAAGGAGAATTGAGACTTCCTGGCTTAGGTTATGAAAGACTTAATAGGCTGTATGGAGATGAAACTGGAAGATATGGAATAACAAATCAGTTAGATATACTTGGAGATGTGGCACCCTACTCTAAGCAGTATAGGTCTTTAAATAAGCAGATAGATTCTATGGCCTTGTCTCCCGATGAGAGAATAAGAGTTGCAGAGATACGTGAACAGGTAGAATCAAAAAGTGTTAGAAGACAATTTTCTGATTATAGTTTTAGAGGTTCTTCAGCGGAAGATATGGGACTTGATCCTAGGGCTTTTACATTAGGTAGGATTGGTGAGGCTATAGCTCATACAGATAACTTTATTGTAAATAAAACAATTGGTAGACAAACTGCGGTTGAAGATTGGGAAAGAAAAAATGTTTACGGATCTACATTTCCACAGTGGCAAAGTCCAGTCTCAAGTTTCATTGCACCGATGGTAAATAAGGCAACTCAAGATAATCCAATTGTAGCATCAACATCCATGGCAATAGTTGGTTCACTTTTTGGTGCGACACCTAGAGCTAGGGCATTCGGTGCGACAGCAGGGTTTATTACTGGCGCTAGTGCTTCGATTTATGGACAGGTTAAAGAGTTTGCTACTGGCGAAAGACATATTCCAATGGAAAGAAAAAAAGAATTAGCGTTAGAAGAGTATGTTGATGTTTTAAGTTATGTAAAAAATTCTAGGTTAGCTTCCTTAGCTCAGCAGTCTGGAGATTTTAGTTCGGCAGTTCAGTTTAGAAGGCAGGCTCAGGCAACTATGTATGGTTCAGATTTGGATAATATTAATGTCGAACTTATGAAGTACGCAGTTCCCAAGAGAAAAAGAGAGCATTTTGAACGAATGATACAGGAGACGGATGAGGGAGAACGAGAGAAGATATTGTCTACTTCAGGAAGGTTAGAAAGAAGGCTGTACCAGGCTGCGTGGGGAATGAGAGTTGAAAAGAGGCCTGAACTTGATGAATATTTTGAAAGACATGAACTACCAGATGAATCATGGGAAGGCTGGCATGCAAACACTAATATGGATCATGTGAAGATTAAAATGGGTCAGTCAATGGGTCTAGATATGTCTCAAATGGGTTACTATCCACAACAGTTGAAGCAGGCAAATTTAGCTAATCCATCTTATCCTAGTTTTTTTTCAGATGAAGACAGTGAAGATATGTTTTTGAGATTAAAATCTTTAATGTCTGGGATGGGTGTTTCTGGAACTGTTATACCTGTAGCAAATACATTTGGTAGACAAGATATTAATATTTCTTATGGAGTTTAAAAATGGCTGTTGATTATATGAATTTGTTTGGAGGAAAGGGGGTTTTACCTCCTGGCCAGGAAAATGTTCCTAGAGCATTTGCGGTAGCCAGGCAAGTCGTTGCGTCTACTAGAGCTGGTAAAGCTGGACTTATAAAAGTTATTTATGAAAAGGGAAAAATTAGGTTTTTTAGTAACGTTACTAATAAGCCTTATGATGATTTAACTGAGGCTTTAAGTAAGACTAGGGCAGGTACAGGTGGAAGATTTAGTACAGCATTAGAAGTTTTTTCTGCTTCTGAGTCTCCGTCTACCAATTTAGGCTCTATAGGTAGGACACTCTCTTCTTTTGGTACAGACAGGTCTGGTTCTGGTAGGCAAGTTTTTAACGACATGCTTTCGAGGCTGGAAAAAATTCAAACAGAAGGTGGTTCCAGGTATCAAACATTAGTAGATGCAGGCATTAATGTTGAAGAGTTTTTAAAGTCTGGACAAATGGTTCAGTCTACTTATAGTCTTGACGCAGAAACAGTTTTCAACACTATGGATGAGTATAGGAAAACTAAGCCGGACGAGCGCACAAAAATGATTGAAAAAGCAGACGCAAGACTTAGAGATTTACTAACTGACCCCAATGCTGTTCAAACTCCAAAAGAACAAGGAGCTAGACTTGGTTCAGGTATTAGTTTTCTCGATTCGAAAAAAGCTATTAAGGTTATAGGGTTTAGGCTTGCGGATTCTGTTACTGGAGAAAACACTACGTTGACTAGTTATCAGGCTCATTTACTCTCCGCTGTGGTGGGTAACCCATTTTTTAATCCACAAGCTTTTGGAAAAATCATCGGAGATACCAGTCAAAGCAGTTTAATCGCTGATGGTAAAGCAGCAGGTAAATTTTCTGATAAATCACTTAAGATAGCAAAAAGACAGAGAGCCATTTTGGGAGAAAGACCTATATCCCTTGCTGGTGAAGATTTATTTCAATTCTTATCTAACGCAGTAGATGAGGGTTTGATAACTGGGCAAAAAAAGAATCTTGTAACCAAAACGAACGCTAAGCTGGCTAATCATGTACTGATTACAGACTTTGAATATGATGTTATGTTAAATTTTGCGTATAAAGATAAGGCAGATGAAATAGCTCTTAAAACGGCAAGAACTGAGCAGGAAAAAATTCTATATAGAAATGCAAAATCTGGAAACTATGTTCAAGGTGTAATGGATTTTTTCCAAGGTAAACCTAGTGGTACCACGCGTGCTTCTAGAATGGTAGAGGATAAATACAAGATGACATCTGACGAGTTTGAAACTTTACGTAGGATCATTAGAGACGCAGTTGAGCAAGACGGTCCAAATGGTAGATTAACGGCGTTTAATGCTGCGACTAGTGAGTTTGGTTCTGATGTATTGAAGAAAAGACTTAAGCAATTATTTTTAAAGGAATTTGGAGACGATGCAGCAAAAGTAGATAAGTTCATGTATGTTACTGACGCTTTAATGAAAGTTCCTGAGTTATCTAAAGATGGTGCAGACTTAGCTAATGTCAAATTTTTTCAAGCACAAGTTAATTTTATTAAAAAGCAAATAGCTGATGTTAAACCAATGTTAGAAGATCCAGGATTGTCAATTGAAGACAAGCTTGTTCTGCAAGACAGTATCAAAAAACTTGAAAGAACACAAAGAAATTTTCAAAATGCGATAGACCATGGTGGACAGGTAACTGGTCGTATATCTGTTTTTGGTGTTGGTACAGCAAAAGACATAGTATCTGTATCAGAGTTTGAATCAGGGTTAGATGATATAGCATTTATCTTGAATAAAACTTCGGTAAAGCTTGAGGCAGGCTTTGCTGGTATAGGTGAAAACTTAACTGAGTTTATTAATCTTTCTGGAATGACGAGTGGTTTTGAGGATAATGTTAAGGTGGACTATTCTGCCGTAGCAGCACATGGTTCCTTTTTTGGCAGTGAAGAGCAGATAAGAGCCGCAACACAAAGAGCTGAAGTTTTGCAGGCTGAATTGACGGATGCAATTGAGAATAACTATTTTAGTCCTAGATTACGAGAGATAATTGACAAAGTTGCTAGCTCCTCAGCAGACGAAATATATGATGACGCTAATGATTTTTCTGTTATGGCTGCAACTAAAGCCAGGGAGCAGGCAAAAGTTATACAAGAATATTTGGCTAGAGGAGGAAGGGTATCTGATAATACGGAAATACTAAATTCTATTTTCGACATAGTTGCCAGAGAGGCTTATAGATACGAATATGATAAAGGTGAAGTTAAAATGATAATGGCCAATGTTTACAGATTTGGTATAGATTCTGAAGCAGGTCTTTTAGGTAGAAGTAAGTATAAGGGGTTGGGTAGGTATAAGCAATATCAAGCTAGCGAAATATTCTTAGGTGGTAAAAATGGTTTAGCTTTTGGAGGCGATAAATTTACCATACAAGTAGGAGATGAGTCATTAGATATCGCAGAAGAGGTTATTAAGTTTAGAATAGCAGATCACAAAGTTTTATTCTCTGAAGATATGGTAGCTAAATATATAGATTCTCTTGGTGGTTTCGACTTAGACGACAAAGGCCTTCCAGCAATAACTAGGTTTAAAACAGCTAATGGAGTTGAAAAGTTGGCATTCGATATGTTGAGGCAGCCGACTGGTCCAGAGGAGTCCTTATTTTTACTTCCGAATTTTGACGCTTTGACGGTTAAGCACTTGTTGGATCGTGATGAGATGCAGCATGCGTTGCTAAATTTGCAGACGGAATTTTCTGATATGGCTTCTGCAAGAGGTGTTTTTGAAAACGTTTTACAGGATATGACTGACAGGAATCTTGCTGGTGTTACAGGTTTGGGTGTTGATGACGTAATGTCTAGATTTCAAGAAAGCGCAAATATTCTTAGTGAAATATTTGACACTGGTAGATTGGAAGGATTTTATTCTGTTAATTTCGAAAAAGATGCAGATCTTGCCAGAAGAGTTGAAGATGCGATGCTAGATTTGTTAAGGTATTCTGAAATTAAGGAATTTACAACAGTTAATGACATTTCAGCTAGAAGAGCTAAAAGGATTCAAATGTATGGATCATCTAGCCTGTTTAATGCACCAGGTAAATCAGATGCATCTTACACTTCTGAGGGTATATATAAGATAATGGATCAGTCAGGAGTTTTTGAATTTGAGGAAGATATGCTTCTTGCTCTTAAGCAGGCGGGATATGACCAGACTTTTATAGACGGATTTAAAGCAGCAAAAGGAACTACTTTTGACTCGCAAATGAATTTCCTTGCTGAGAATATAACTGGTCCACAAGCAGAAGAAAGACTTATGGCGCTATATGGTACTGCTTTTGGTATCCAAGGGGCTAAAGCAGTTAGTGGAGCTGTAGAGGCTCAGTTGGGGTCTTACATAAATACCAGCATGGTTGTTTCATCTATGTTGGACCAGTATGAGGATTTTGTCTCAGATTTAATGGGTCAGACAAAAATTAGAAATGGTAGACGTTTAAATTTGAATCAGGAAAATTTTAGAAAGATATATAAAGCTTTAGCAGATTATAATGTTGGACTTATTTCTCAGGAGTTGGCAATTGACGTTGATATCAACCAAGGTGTAGCTAGGGCTGTAGATAGGCAGAAAACACTGACGACTGCGTTTACACAGGCTAAAGAAGGCGAATATGCAAAATTTACAAATAAAAAAGCTTTAAAGGAAACGATAGAAAAACTTGGTGGGGCAGATCTTGAGACTTTAAATAAGTATCTACCTACCGCAATTATTGGTCAAACCGGTTTTGTGCAAGCGGTATCTGAATCAATGGGGTTAGGCTACGAAGCTGCAGGAGGATATGGTTTTGATGAAAGGATATTTTCTTCAAGGCTTATGATAAGTAATCAACAGGCCGCAGAGTATCTGGAAGCTTTTGTTGCTGGTAAAAGAGCTGGCTATGAACTAATGGGTCAGTTAGGTATTGGTTCAGTTATGTCACAATCTCAAGCAGATATGTTGACAAGAATGGATGTGCTTATATCTGATGTTAAAAACGCAGGTAGTAAGACTGCGGCAAAACAAGCTGCAGAACGAGCTGCTGATTTTATGAGATCTTCAGAATCTGGAATTTTCTTGAGCTCAGATAGCGAACGATATAAAGAGTATGCAGGGGTAGCCAGGTTTGCTGAAGCCGGTTCTGCTGTTTCAGCTAGTTTTACTACTCAAAGAAGGTCAGCATCTGCTACTGCTAGAGTGCTTCAGCAAAGAGCGCTTGATAGCGCTTTGTCTTCTGCTTCAGAGGAGTCAATGAAAAGAGTTGATGTTATAGTAAATGAGTATCTACCAAAGATTAAAGCTATGAAAGCTGCTGGCAATAGAATAGAGGATTTGGCTGACTTAAATATAGAAGAAGCTACAATAAGAAATATGAAGATAATAGAAGAGCTCTATCAGGAAATTGGTAAAAGCACTAAGTTGGCAAATGTTAATCAGTATGAGTTACTGCTAGGGTTAGACAGGGCATTTAGTGCCGAGAGAATATCCTTAGATAAATTGTCAGTTTTGCCAGCGCTTGAAGGTCAAGAATCTTCGGAAATAGTTACTTCGATAAATAGAGCAAGAAGACTTATGTCTATAAATCAAAGTGTTAATAAAGATGTTATGGGAATTGGTTCAGGTTTATTTGATAAAATGTCAAGTCTTACTGAAGGAATTGATGGAGCAACTTTTGCGGAAAGATTAACTAATTTTATGGATCAGTACAATTCATCTAGTACACAAGTTGATGAGTTGAACGATACAGAGATCAGAATGATTAATAGGTTCTTAAATGAGGGCCGAGATGCGAAAGAGTTGGAAAGGTTTAGGCTTTTGCAGCAAAATGCAGCTTCTTCTGCTCAGGTCGAAGATGATGCAAGGGCATTGGGGAGATTAGCTGTAGAATATTTTGAAGAAGAAGATAGAATATATGGAGCTTTTGCAGGTAAAATTCAGTATTTTGAAAATGAAGAAGAGTATTTGCGGGTACTTGCAAGGGGAACTCGGGAAACTGAGGCTGAACTTATAGAATCACTAGGTGACATAGATCCTGATGATTTTGCAGGTAGAGACCCTGATCGTTTTACGACACAGTATAAGAGAATTATGGATAAGATATCTGAGAAAGATTTCATTGATTTCATAAAAAGACCAGCAGTTAAAAAAACTATGTATGGAGTAGCTGGTTTGGTGGCATTTAGTTTTCTTTATCAAGCTAATAAAGATAGGTCACATAATGACATGGCAGGCCCTCCCCTACTGCCTGGTGGGTCAGCGTATGAAACTAGAATGTCTTCAGGTGATTCAAACTTAGAAGATATAGTTTACCAGGGGTATAATCCAGGTGTCTCATATCAGGTATCTCTTCATGGTGATCAGAATTCTATTAATAGTTTTAGACAGTCTGTTGGGGACTTGAATTATGGCAATTTGACCACTACTATGTATAGTAATCTGCCTCGTCTTGGTCGCGATCTTTATGCAGATGTAGCACCTGATTTTTAAGGAGACTAGATGATTCTCGGTGCATCGAATCAAAATAGGAATTTATCTTCACAAGGCTTAAAGCCTAAAGACACATCTCATAGAGTGACTCGTGTTAATAAGTATTCTGCAAAGATAGCTAAATCAGAGACAGGTGAAAAAGCTAACGTAGAAAATGCCCAGGCGGTTACTTCTAGGCGTCCTTCTGATCAAGTCAAGGGTTCGTATGAGGGTTTGGATAGGGGTAAGTCAACTGTAATTAACATGAATGGCTCCGGTTACGATAACCCTACTAATCAGAAGGCACGTAATGAAAAGCTAAATAAGCAAAACATGGTTTTATCAAACAGATCAGATATGGACTTTAATTCTTCTTCTAGGTCTAGTATAATAAACAATTATAGTGGAACGACTATGCAAGGTTCTTCTTCTGATAGAATCAGTAAGATTATAAAAACTAACAATTATTTTTCGTAGGTAAATTATGTCAAAAATAAATAAAGAGTCTTTAATACAAAGTGTCTCTAATGACGATACTTACGATAAGTTAGTTGAAATTTTAACTTCATCGAATCATAATGTTCTTCTTGATTTTTTCCTAAATGGAAATTATGAAGGTCAAAGTCTTGGCATAGGTGATGGTATAGAAACATCTTTTGTTGGAAATGGAGTTCTGGATATATTTGATGACGAATTGTATTCACTTATATCTATCAATAAGTGCATTTCCGCAGCTGTTAGGGGCACTCCCTCTACTGAGTCATTGACAGATGATGAGGTTTACTCTTTATATGAGGAGTATTGGGATTTTACTTACGAATATTCACTTAATTTTAGTGAAGACTCTTCTTTAGGTATTAGAACTACTCTGGCAGATTTCATTTCCGGAACTGGAAGATCTATCCCATTTGATGGTCAAGATCCAGACTATAGACTGTTCTGCAGGATACATTTTATAACTCAAGAAAATCTTATATTTAAATCGCAGAATTCTGCTTTCGTTTTCGCCAAGTTACTATTGGACAGAATTTATACTTGGAGGCAAGTAGTAGATGAGGCTGGCGATTTATCTGATGAAGAACTACAGCAGGCCATAGAAGACGCAGAAGATATATCTGATTCAGAATATGCTGCTGCCAACAGTGTTGTTGATTCTGATGAAATATTTGGCATTCTTGAATTATATGCAGCGTACTCTAATTCTCCCAGCTTAGATTATGGAGATGTTAGACAAGGTTTACTTAGGGGTCTTACTGATTTAGTTTTTGTAAGTGGTGATCCAAGTCCTGAAGATTGGCAGCAGTTTAACATGATTTTCGCTTCGTCTAAAATCAGTGCTATTTCTGGATTATCTGCAGATGTAAAGTCTAACCTATTTGAGTTTATAGAGCAAAGTGGATTGTTGCAGCTAGCTGGTTATGCGACAAGTATAGGAGACTTTGCTAAGAGAAGATTTGCATCCACTGCGAACTTAGATAAGCTAGCTACTGATTATGTAGAGGCCGAAGTAGATGTTTTGTGGCAAAGTCAAGCAGCTATTGTAATTAATAATTTAAAAAATAATCCTGTTATGTTTGCTAGTATTCAGTATTATTTTCCTTCTCTTATAACTTATTTAGTAGATGCTTTAGCCACTATTGTTGATTATTCCAATAATGGACAGGGTGGTGGATTGATAGAGGAGAGACAGGAAGAATTTATAGATTCTCTTGAAAAAGCTTTTGGTATTAATACTGAAACTGGTGAAGCTATATTTACTTTGGCTTTTAGGGCTGAGACTACAAATAATAGAATATCTAAAGCATTAGAGAATTCACCATTTAGACAGAATAACTCACCTGTTAATCCTGACGTATTTCATTTGAGATTGGGCGCAGCTAATTTCTATGTTCCCCCTCTAACAATTGATGTCAATACTCAGTTTAAGGCTGGAAGTTTAGTTGGTGGAGCGATAAGACAGAGAAATACTCCAAAGTTTAATTCTGGATATAGGGAAACAAATATTTCTATGAGATTGTTTTTCCCGAATTATGAAGAAATATGGGGTTTATCTTTAGATCCTAATGTTCCAGTTGATCTTAGTTCAGATTTTGAAATAAACTTTTCTGCGGACGGTGACTCTGATCAAAAGATAGATAAGTTTTTATCTTCTTTGAGAGGTTTAGTTGCGGCCTTTAAGTATTCTCCTATATTGCCTGTTAAAAGTCATTATTTAAATTCTGTTCATGGTATAACAGGGGTTTGTCTTCAAAGCATTAGTATAAGCACCGTGCCTAATTTCCCGTTTGCTCTGGCAGTAGATTTAAACCTTCTAAACTTTGATCACCAAGCATTCCTGCCAATGATAAAAGATTTTAATCAATCTGTTCATTGGGGTAAGTACAGAACATACATGGGAAGAGCTGCAAATCATCTTCATAGTTATGTGAATGAGAATTTCTTAATTAAGACAAGTGATTCCAAAGATGATTCGGAAGAAGCGATAGATTTGTCTATTTACCCTGAGGATCCTGATGTCAGTTTTGATGATGTAGAGGTTGTAGAGTTTGATCAAGATATACTTAGAACTAATGTCCTAGATGAGTGGAGGAATGGTAACCACTTATCTTTGTACGTGCCTGCTGAGACACAGACAAAGCTATTTTTACCAGATACGGCTTCTTTTAGAAGTGATCAAGAAGATTTGCATACTGATTTACATGAGCCTTTGTGGGCTCAAATATTAGAGAGATATGGTTTTGATTTAAATCAGTCAAGTACCTATGGAGTTTCTCTTTCTGAGGCTAGAGATCTTAGTTTAAGTAAGTCGTATTCAATGTCTTCTTATGAGCTAGTGAAAAATTCTTTAGATATACTAACAGCTTCTGTAAATTCTCAAGATACAGCTTCTGCGATATATAGTGAGTTAGTTCAAGGTTTTATTATTGAAAATAATTCAAGTTTAGACGATGTAAGAATTGATTGGTTGAAACAAAGAAATGATGGTGGATCAGAGGCGCAAGACTTTTCAAGTTATTCTGATCCAGGACCATGGTATTTTTCTGGAAAAGTTTTGAGTGGACCTGATGGTAATTATGATCTTTCTCAAGCAAAGAAATTGATATGGGCTGTTTCTAATGATAGTCGTGAATACTTTGAGCAGTTAATTGATTCTGAAATTCAGAGAATTAAAACGTCAACTAATGTAGATTATGTTGACAGATCTAAAATTGAGGAAGACATTAAAAGAGCTTTCAATGTATCTTTGTATGAAAGATTTTTCCAGAACGGTTTTGTTCAGAACTTGATGGAAGCAGTTAAGGATCGATCTGGTTCTCAAAGGTTTAACGAGTGGGAAGTCCCCATGTTAAAAGTTGACTTGGATCCAAGTTCAGTAATAATAAGAGGCGTTAGCCTTACCATGGGTAACAACTTTGCAAAGATGCAAGTTCAAATGCAAGATGAGCCAGCATATCAATTTATCGGTGGTAGAGATACAATAGTAAATATGTCTATGACTGTATTTGGTGAGGCCGAACTTATCAAAATTAAAAGAGTTTTTGATCATGTTTCTGGTTTAGCAAGACTGGAGCATTCTACAGGTGTTATAGGATTTTTAGGTATCAAAAATGTAATAACAGCTCTTTCTGGTGTTAAGTATGTTATACCTATGAATTATCAGGTGTCCACTGTTCCTAATTATCCTCATGTATATCAGGTAAACTTAAGTTTAGTAGATTTTGATGTTTTCCAACAAAAGAGAGAGGAGCTGAGTAATAAGCTGCAGAAAGAAATGGTCACAGAATTTATGACCAAAAAAAATCCTTTTTTAAGGATTAAGCAGCTTTGGGGCTCTTTTAATTCTTATCCTGATTTTCCACTTTATGTTAAAGATGAAGAGGGTAACGTAGTGGGAAATCTAGATCCAGATTTCTATTTTAGAAGTTTCCAAATGTATGACGATGATGTCATATACAACTTCACATCAGAGCAGCCTAACATTCAGTCGCATAATTTTGACGATGGTGCAGATCGGGATATTGGAACTCGAGCAATGTACACTTATTTAGTGACTTCTATGGAATCTATATTAAGGAATTATGATGAGCTAGGTTCTAGAGGAGTTGCGTCTCAGTTGGTTGATTTAGCATCAGAAGTTAACATGACTAAAGATGAGTTTGTTAGAACTCTAAGAAGTGTTTTCAGTACACATGATGTCGCAATAATAAGGCAAGAAAATGTTTTAACTAACTTGTTTAGAATAGCAGATGAGTCAGTAGAAACAAATATATTTTTAGAGGATATTGGTTCTGCACCTTTTGTTGTCGGAGATCTATCTGCATCAGATAGTTCAGCTTTAGATTCAATAGAAGCAGCGCTAGCAGGAGAGTACAGTTTAAGTTCTGATGTATATGAAAATGAATATGGTCAGACTGTTCAAGAGGTTAGTTTTCATCCTGATTATGTAGACTTCCATCATGTTATAACGTTATTGAACTCTGTTGAGCAAGATGAGGTTGACAAGGGTAGGGTTGCGGCTATGTTGCAAACTGCTATGGGTATTCATTTTGGATATATTAGCAGAGAAAATGGGAGATTTTATTTTTCCTCTAGTGGAGATACAGTTACTGTTCAGGCTGAAGATCAGACTTCCTCAAGAAACTTAAGACCATCTTATCCAAAAGATATTCAGACACCTGATTCAGCATTCTCTGAGAGCGACCCTGCTGCGTCCGGTGTTCCTGGTGTTCAGCCACTGCATAAATACCAAAATGCATACGATGGATCAGAGCATGCGCACTGGGAAAAAATGATGGTCGATGCTAACTATAGAGATGTTTCTGGAAGAATGTTAAGAGCGTTTCCGACTTACATGTTGTGGCTAATAGATGAGGGTGGTTATTTTGCTGGCGTTAAATTATTTGATAATTTTTATGGACTTCAATCAATAATGGATTTTTCTGTAGTTAGTTCTGAGGATCTATTAGGTGACACTTTAGTATTTAGGGTGTCTAATTTATACTCTAAGTTAACTACTCCAGAGTCTAATAAAATATTTAATCCTAATATTGGAGATGGTGATGGTGAGGAGCTTTCTTTAACTGAGGGTTTATCTGGAATAGTTGACCTAATATTAAATAGGTCAAGAAATATTCTTTCACACATGAGGCACGAATATATCGTTGATGTCAACAATATAAGACTTAAGCCTGGAGTTAGGGTTCATTTAAGGGCTGGCTATGGATCTAACCCCAATGCTCTTCAAACGCTTTTTAATGGTGTTATAACGAATGTTGAGCAGGGGGAAATTGTGACTATTACTGCCCAGTCAGATGCGATAGAACTTGGAGCTGTTGTTAATAGTACCAATAAGAATGGGGATAGTGGAAAGATTGATGGAGGTGTTGATACTGGTCTATACATGTCTGAGCCAAGAGATTTAATGATAAGACTTCTTTCCATGGGCGCTTCGAGGACTAGGGAGGCAATAGCTCATGCAACTAAGGGTGTTATATTTTCAGAAAATAAGTTTGGCATAAGACATTTTGGTAACATGTTGTATGAGCCTTTAAATTCTCAAGAGGGGGCTAAACACGATGCTATAAGGAGCGCGATGAGCGAGGCGCTCTTGGCTGTTGGTAATTCTGATTTGAATCCTCTGTCTATGGCTGCAGATGCAGCAGCTCGAACAGGTGCGGCGGCTGCTGGTGGCGTTGGTTTGGTAACAGGTAATATACCTCTTGCAATGAGGGGTTTTGGGTATTCTATGAGAGGTGGCGCTATTGGTGCTATAGGGCAAATGATAGCTAATTTAAATTCTCAAATAGATTTTGAAATATACAAAAGAAACATTTACCCAGGAAATGGAACAGGAGTCGCACAGTTCTTGGGTGGTGATCTAGATGATGGTTGGACATCAACAGCTTCTATAATACCTAGTGAAAACAATTCCGCTGTAGGAAGTAGGGTTGAGAATGATTTAGGTTTTGTAACAGATGTGAGTTGGAATAGACTTTTGGAATCTTATCAATCTGGAAATTATGGACCTTCAAATACGTTGGGAGTTTTAACTGATGGAGGTGAAATATATGAACAAGATTCACCCGTTACATCAGTTGGTTTAGCTACGGTTGGAGGAGCGGCAATTGGTGGAATACTCGGGTCTATAATACCTGGAGCTGGCACTATAGCTGGGGCTAAAATAGGTTCTATTGGTGGAGGTTTAGTAGGTGTTCTTTCTGGAAAAACTGGTCAAAATTTCTTTAGGACCATGGGCTTACTTTCGGCAAATCCAGATGATGACCTACCCGGCTTCGATGAGGTTTCTTTTAGGGCTCAAACATATATGAGATCTGTATGGGATGTTTTTCAGACGTGTGCCCGATTGCTTCCAAACTATATTGTTGCCGTAAGGCCGTTTGAAGATAGATCTACTGTTTTTTACGGTAAACCTCATTGGTTGTATACTTCTGGTGTTGTTCCAGTAACTACTGGTTTTCCTGGTGAAGATAGAGCTGGTCTGGGTCCAAAAATAAGAGAGCCAGATATGGATTTCTTGAACGTTATGGATAAGATAAATGCAGAAACAAATCCATTAGCAGATTATGCTGCTTATTTTTCTGCTAACGAAACGTCAGAAGTTTTTAAGTCTTTATCTGAGAATAAAAGAAATGGTACTGGAATATATGCACCTACTAATTATGTTAGAGGTAAAATTATTAATTTTTACGATGAGGCCTCTTTGTTTTACGCAGAGCCATCAGGTAGAAATGGTTCACCAGTTGTCAAGGCTGCGCTACCTTTAGCTAGGGCCAACTTATTTATTGGCCCTCACCTGCCGGTAGATACTACGGGTGGAGATTCAGGAGTCCCTGGGACCCGCTTGAGCGTACCAGTTGCTGAAATGAAACAATCTGGCAGACATCAGCAGATAGTTAATTTAGTGCCTAGGTATTCTGTGTCTGCTTTTTCTGATTTTACTGATAGATATGAAATCTACGGCGGTGCAAATATATATAGAATGACTGGATACTATGAAAGTGTTGGTTATGACGAGCAGGATCAACAATTTTCAGATACATGGACTAGGCTTATAGAAATAGAAAATCAGTTTCTTGGGGCAGATGAAGGTGAACAGGGACAAGATGATTATGTAGCAAGGCAAAGGTTGGTTTCATCTTCTGGTATCTTTAATTTTGATACGCCGTTAGCGCTTGAGCAGCTTCAGCAGGTGTCTTCAGATTTTACTCCGCTAGATGATTCCGTCCACATCAGCATGCCTTTCCCAAGTCTTCAAAAAGGTTTACCAAATCAAATATATGAAGAAACAGGTTTATTTGAATACTCTGAAACTTTTGACAGTATAGAAACTGGTCTGTTAAATTATTCAAATATATACGATGAGTGGGGTTCACCTAAAACTCCTGAAGATGAGCAGTTCTATATAGCTATGAGATGGCCTTACGAGCCTAATGTAGATGATGCGGGTAAGCAGAAATTTAAAGATCAGTATGATATAAGTGAGTTTTATGGCACCGCAGAAGATTATAAGAATAGAAAAGTTTTAGTCTTTTCTCCAGGAACGGGAAGAGCTGTTGTTTGTAGGCCAGCATTTTTTCACTGGGGTACTAATCTGGAAGGGGTAAGCAGGACTGACGGCCTTGTTTCTCCCGACGCAGCTTATTATTTAGGTATAATTACGGGAAATGGTTTAGGTAGCTCAAGTGGCTATAGGCCTGCGCCTCAAAATATGCCGTGCTATGTAGCTTTTGTTCCTGATGAAATTCCCGTTGGTGTAATTTCTGACACAGTTTCACCCGTAAATACTTTCGAAATAGTAGGTGAACCCTCAAGATCCATAGACGATCAAGTTTATGCTAGTACCTTTGGTGAAAATCTTTTTGATCTAAGAAGAGTGCTTAGTACTGCAAATTTAAATGATCATGTAATAGGTTTTGGCAATTTCCATAATGCCGCCTCAGGTCCGCTACAAGCTTATGCTTCTGTGAACGACGCTTCAAACCGAATTGAAACTATTAATTCTAGATACGGAAGCCTCTCTGCTTATTCACCAACAGAAAGCACTAGGTTGTATGATTCATCTTATGGACTCCAATATGGAGGCAATGCTTATCTTATAGGTCAAGGGGCAAGAAACTTTATAGATGCAGCTATTCAGGGGCAATATGAGCTTATTACGCAAGACGCCTTAAGGCAAAACTTAGAAAGTGAAATAGGTGACATAAATCAAAGCAATGCTGACACACCTTCTGGAAGAATATCTTTTGCAACAGTTTTTGATGAAACAGATACAATATCTATTGATGCAAGAAAGTTTTATGATGAAGACTATTCTTCTGAGGTTCAGGTTATAGCAGGTGACGGAAGGACAGTTTATGACGCTCAGGAAATATGGGATCAGTTTAGGTATCAGTATCATGAGCTAGATAGCGTAAAAGCCATATTTACCCAAATGTATGGTTTTGATCCAGATTCAGATGAAGAGTTTCCAGATTTCTTTCAAAGTATTTTATCAGGAAGTAATGAATCTAAGTTTTTAGATTTATTTTCCGCTAGTGGAGGTTCTGCATTAGATGAGTTTTCTTTAATACTTGGCTCAGATTTTGTGTCGGAGCTTTATTCTGATCCAAGTGGCAGTGGTGATCAGTTGGTGGCTGACCGTAATTTAGAGGAAGCTATAGAATATGCTAGAGAAAACTTTATTGACGCACCTGCATCTGAAGGCGGTATTATAGAGAGTATAAACTCTTTTCTAGTAAAGAGGTTGGAATTTGTTAGGGATAGATTTATAGTTAGTGACACTCTGCTTACTGCAGCACAGTCACAAATATCCACTATAGCAGCGAATAGCGCTGATTCGGAAGTCGATGATGCTGAGACACTCGAAACGGATCCGCTTGGTAGACCTATTGAGGGGCCAGGTTTTGGTAGAGGTACTGCAACTGGAAGCTATAGTGACTTGGGCACATTAATTACTACGCCTAAACAATTATTCTTGCTTATGGTAGCTTCTTTTAGGCAGAAGATGTGGGAGAATCCTTATGCAAGGGCATGGGTTGTTCTCAAGCCTGACTTGAGGATTGGTAAGCTTGGTCTTGGCGCTAGAGGTACTAGGTGGAGCCTTAAGCCGATAGATATTATATTTAGAGCATACATAGACCCTTATGGCGATTATGCTGTTAATGACGACAAGTTCCTATCTCTTCTTGCCAGTACTAAGGGTGAGGGTAATAGTTCTGGAAATATGTTTGCATGGACGACTGAGTCTGTTGGAGATTTTTTCTCTCAGAATGTCGCTCCAATATATAACGCAATTGCGGATAGTTTAGATGGTTTACTTTCAGTATTTAAATTGTCTACTCAGCAAATGGGCTATGCTCTTCAGGAAGCGTCTTCTTTCAGAAGACATGCTAATGTAATGAATAAGGCTTTTAATGATTCCATTTACTATTCCTTAGGTAGAGAAGGCTCCCTTCTTAGGGGGGTTGATAATCCATTTACTAGGGAGTATGGAGAGCCAGTTCTTGAAGTTAGAGAACCTTTCCAAAAGCTTCATTACCTTAGCTCTTTTAGTCATATTTTAAATAATCAAATTCAAGAAAATCTAAACAATGTTGCCACAGTAATTACTGGTGTTTCTGACGGAAAATATCCAGTAACTGTAGCTTTAGACAAAGGTGCTCCAGCTGAAAGGCAGGTCGAGAAGACAATAGAAACAGGAATATATTTCGACAATGCTATAGGTACTGGGGTTCTGGGTATAATACATCCGATTATGCATCCGTTTGAAACTTTTAGAGGGTTTAGCAAAAATGCTCAAGGTACACCAGATGAGTTAACGGCAAGAAGAATTGCTTTGGCACACTTGAAGGAAAATATTAAAGATATATATCAAGGTGAACTTATAATTATCGGCAATCCCGATATAAGACCTCATGATTTAGTTTATTTATCAGATGTTTACGAAAGAATGTATGGAATATTTGAAGTTGAACAGGTTGTTCACAATTTTACTCCTGAGTTAGGATTTACTACTTCAATTACACCCAATGCTCTAGTTACTGTTAATGATCCAGCTAGATGGTTTTTGACCTCATGGATACATTCGTGGTTTTCAAAGCAAGCTATAAGAAACGACGCAAGGGTTTTAATGGATAGAGCTAAAGCTGGGTCATCTGGTATGTCTCTCGGTGGTCAAGTTTCAATGGATAGATTGGCTCAAATACTAGAGCCTCAAATAGTTGGAGGACTTCAGTATACTCATGGGTCAAGCGCTTTAGTTAAAGATGCAGTAGCTATGAAGACCGCTCAAGCAATGCCTGATGTCTCCAAGTCAATGACAGAACTATTGTCTTCAAACTCGAGCGGTGCCGGAGGCCTTGCTGCAGTCGGTAGCACAGCAACAGGTATGATCGTAGGCGGTATTGCGGCAGGTCTTGGGGCTGTTGCTGCTCCGTTCACAGCTGGAACAAGTGCAGCAATTGGGTTAGCAGTTTCTAGTGCCGTCACACAGTTGTCTTGGAAAGGTTGGTCTTGGGTAAGAGATAATCTTTTAGATCAGCATGGATGCTATGTGCAGTACTTAAGTAAAAATGGTCAGCCAATGGACGCGGGACTATCTTATAATCAAGGCATGGTAGTAGGTAAGCATCATAGTAAGGCACTCCTACCTGGTGTTCTTGGTGTTAGAAGAAAGGTTAGGACAGTTGACGGTCATGCTTACGTAAGAACTGATGACTTACTAAAGAGTATGGGTTGGAAAGAAGTTGAGATAGATAGTTTTGTAAGGTATGCCTCTTACGAGAACGCCTTAGTTCATGCAAGGGTTTTAAGATTAGCTGGGCTTTCGCCAGAGCAGGCATCCCTGTCGGATGCTTTTAGGGTTTTAGCTAGGGTAGTTGAAGTTAAGGGTGGTGACTATATTCGTGTTGAAGATATAATATCTGGATATGAGCTTGATGTTAAGTTAGATGGTATAGAGACTGAGAGAGTGAATGAGATAGGTCTTCGTGTAGATTCAGCTTTAAACACTACGGAGCAAAGTTTAATGCTCGCAGATGCAAAAGCGCCAGCTTCCAGATCTGCGCTGCATGTCGCAGATTCACTAAAAGACAAAATATTTATTGTAAGGATTAATGAAACAAGGTCTGGCTCAACAGCTAGTGTAAGCGAGGACTATGAGCCAGGTAGCTATGACAATAGAGTCGGTAACTATCAAAAAGATGGGGATAATACTTTGGGAACCTTGTTTTACCATTTCCCAAATGATTGGATTTATTCGACTATTAGGCGGGTGTCTAACTTACTTAGAAATGCGAATGCTGGGGCATCGGTTGTCCCGTTGGAGAATTCCTCTTTCTTGGATGAGGAAACAGCTGAAGCTATAGCTGAGCAACTTGACATTACGATTGAGGAAGTCTATGACTTGAATTGGTCTAATCTTCCTGGGGCTCCTAGCGCCCCAGTTTCTACGACATCTGACTTTTTAAGTGTATATAAGAGTTCTTTAGATACAGAGTCAGTTTTTTATTCTAGATTTGAATCTATTTATAGATCAATAGATCAGTATTTTACAGCGTATGATTTTTATGCACTTGCTCAAATAACATCGTCCGACATTTTGTATGATTTATCAGATGAGGGTAAAAAGCAATTTTCTAATATAGTAGCTATGTCTCTTTTGGCTAAGCTTTATTCAACTGTTTCAGAGTGGCCAAGAGTTAGTTGGGATCAGTACCACGAAGATGGTGTTCCTTATTCTTTAAACTGGGAAATGGTTACTAAGAATTTGGCTGAAGTTAAAGTTTCAGATCTTCTTACCAAGTCGCCTTCTGTTATTAGCGCTGAAGAAAGAATTATAAGTACAGAATATTATGTTCCAGGAATAGATTATTAAGGTGGTAAATTATGTTTAATGGAAACAATGTATCATCTAGTCAATCAATAGTATCTGAATTCTTTTCTAGAAATTATCCAAATGGACAAAGGATAATTAAAAGTACCACTGATTCTAGAGTTGGGGCAGCAGCAGGTAGGAAAACCTTAACTTCACAGAGTATAGAGTCTACAGTTTCTTTAAGTAATCTTTTTAGAGATCCTAGGTTTGTTTTAACTCAAAAGCCAAGACTTCTGCAGTCTAGTCTGAATAATGTTATTACAAGTGGAATAGAAACAGTATACTCACAAGGTGCTAGTATATCTGTAAAAGATCCCTCAGATCCTGAAGGGGTAAGGGTTTTAACTGGTGCAGCAGCAGCTAATCATGTGTTTCTGAATTCAAGTGTTACCACTAATGCTTCCTATGATTTTATTTCAGGTGAATCAGCTTTCCTTAATCAGTTAGCTAATGCATCTTCTGATGTAGCTACAGCTGGTTATGTTTTTGGTTCCAATGGTGAAGCTTATCCTCATGGTAGTCATAGTTCAATCCCCAATGCTGGACAAGTTTCTGCAGGTAATAGAATGGTATTACTAGAGTCTACATTTGGGCCTCAAGAAAAGGAATGGTATTTAGACAGAGCTAGAATGTTACAGGGTATGACCGGTTCAGATGGTACCCCTTCATTTGGTTCTCCTTCTACACTAGTAAATGGTTTTGATTTTGATATTGAAAATGGAAGACAGAACATAAGTGTACATAGTACGTATGTACCTGGTTTTAGTTCCGCTAATGTCGATATTCCAGATAGCATTATTAATGCAAGTATGCAAAAAGCATACATTGCTCCAGTTATTATAGAGTTTATGATATATATGAATTCTGATAATACAGATATATTCTTTGTTGGTAGTCCTGGAACTCAAAGAGCTGGAAATCCTGATCAACAAGGAAACAATTTTAGTCCACTTGAAGATGGTGACACTGTTTCTGCCCACGTAATGGGTAGAGCTTTAGATATTGGTGGTGTTACAAATAGAGACGGGACTAGGGGTAAGTTAGATTTTGCTCAGTCAGGAGAACCTGTTGAAGTTTACAGGGAGGCTTTAGAGATCTTTTTAGATGAGCTAAACACACTAGGTGCTACTAGACCGGATCTCATACCTGACCTTATTATGATACACGATGACTTGGCGCCAATATATGGATTGAATTCAGGTGGCTTAGAAGATGCAGCTACCTATGTTAAGCAGCAGTATCCTAATCTTTTGTATGTTAATTTTGGAACTGATGGAAGTCATAATAATCACATTCACATAAGTTTTGCCCCTCAAAGGTCTGGCGTCTACGTGGGTCCAGGTGGGGCATTAGGTGGTTCGTCTCAAGCTGATGCCGGAGGTGCATCTGTTGGCGATACTTCTTATTATTCCGATACTATTGTCGCTAGTCCTCAAATAGTTTTTGAAGTTTATGGAAATAGTGTTTATACTAAAAATTATGCTACCACACCTTCGGATACTATAAGTAGAGAGCAACTCGTTAAATTGCTATATGCAACTTGTATGTCTTTAGAGGCCGCATGTCTATTCGCTGCCGTAGTCACGAGAGAGTCAAATTTAAGGCCGTATGTTATAAACCCAAGAAGAAATGACTACTCTATAGGCTTATGGCAACAAAATATGCTTGCGCATGGTAGTAAAAATTATTATCTTCCCATCAACCCCAATGGTTCTGCTGGAGGTATCACAGAGGTTGGTTGGAAATTAGCTTATCAAAATTGGAATTCTATTGGTATGAATGCCTCAAATTTTGAAGCAAAATTGAGAGGCTTAGATTCTGGTTTTACTGATTCCGAACTTAAAGCTGCCGCCAATCCAGCTGTATGGGTACCTCTTAATCAAGCATATATGTTGTATACAACCATAACTAGCAGAATTGCCCCTCAAACATTTAGTGCGGCAGATAAGATAGCTACAAGTCCTGATACAGGTTATATTTTTTCGCCATGGGGTGATTATAATAATGGACCTTATTATGGATGGATCAGTAATGTAAGATTCAAGGAGGCTTATGATTTATTTGTGAGCTTTGGACAGCCAGGGGCTGATCTTCAACAGTGGGTTCTTGATATGTTTGCAAGCAGTTCGGGATCTTCTAGTATATCAGCGCAGTATGCAAACCAGTGGGTGAACGGTTGGCAGTTCCCTTCAGATTTGGTAGATGGTTCGTGGGTTAATGGTGGCGATCCGTATCAGATCGATACTATTACTGAAACAGTAACTTAGTTAGGAGATTTTTATGCCGGTTAACTATCCAAAATTTGACAAAAAGATACAAGAACAAATAGAGAGTTATAATTTTCAACAGTCTAAAACTAGATCTGGTATTATAACCTCTGTTGACATAAGGTCAAATACTGCATCAGTGATGTTGGACAACCCACATACTGGAGAGATGGGAAGTGTATTGACTAGTGTTCCCTATCCATCGTCAGAAGGTGTTCAAATGGTTGCACCTCTTTTGGGCACGCGTTGTCTGGTAGCTTTTAGGGGTAAAAATGAGTCAGAACCATATATATTATCGGTTTACGATTCTGCAAGTAATATGTTGAAAAGGCATTCTAAGAATAATGTTAAGACAGGTATTCCTAAATTTATGGTGGCAAAATAATGAGATACAGAAATAATTTATCAAAGTTTGGTAATCAACAAAGATTTAATCTTTCAGCTAAAAATGAGATAAGAAGAAGAGATGAGTTTTCTGACAGGGAAGTTGGATTAACTCATCCTGATTTATCTTCTTTCATAAGATTGAACGACGCTGGTGATATTGAGATTTTTGCTGGTCCAGAAGTTGGTATAATAATAAGTGCCAAATCAAATACTATATCTTTTTTTGCGGACACTGTTAAAATTAACACTAAAGAAGATGGACTTAAGTGGAATACCTATAATTTCAACTACTCTGCAAATACATATAGAGAACCAACTCTTGTGAAAATAAATAAGAAGAGGGTACATTCGGCCATTAACAATGTTACTTTCTATCTTGATAATATTGGCAATCTAGATGAGGAAGAAATGCAAAACACTGTTACTATTAATAACGATTATGGCTTTTCGTCAGATTCACAAAGAGAAACTGTTCCTCAACAAAACTTAAAACCTAAAGTAGATTACTCTGGATTGACAGAGGATCAAATAGGATTGCTTCAGGTTTATGTTAATGATTTTTCTAATGATCACATTAACAGAGTAATCAGTCTCGTTAAAGATGGATATTCGGTTGAGGAGTCACATAAGTTAATTTTAGGGCAGGGTTATGAGTGATTTGTATTTCACGTTAAATGGTGATATAGCAATTGACGGTAATTCTGATTTGGCTGTTACAACTTCGTCTTTGCAGACTGATGTTCAGCAGGCTTATATTAGGTTAATGACTGAGCCTGGAGATTTTTATGTTTATCCAAATTTGGGCATAGACCTAAGCCCTTTGTATGGAATGCCGCAAAGGCCTAGTACTGGTGAGTTTGGTAAGAAGATTATAAGAGAAGGTCTAAAAAGAGAAGGTTTATTTAAGGCGAGGAACATAAAAATCGATGCTGTCCCTACTGGTCCAGATAAAATAAGATTTGATATTCATATTTATTCAGATGTGGATCAGCCTGTAGTTTTATCAATTAGTCAAAGTTTAGGAGTGTAAAATGGCTGTATATGGATCTAAAACAAGGTCACAGATTTTGGTCTCCATGCTTAATGCCATGGAGGCTAATGCTGGAGTTAATGCTGTGTACCCGGGTTCAGTTGCTAGGGCATTTGCGGAGGCTGTGAGTTCAGAGATATCTGATTTATATGAAGCATTTAGATACAGTTGTGAACAGGGTGATTTGCTGACAGCTTCTGGCAGAAGTCTTGATCTTATAGGTGACCTGTATGGAGTCTCCAGGAAAAGTGTTAGTTCTTATGTGGCAGAGGAAAGAGCCTCAAACAATATTCAGTTTACGCTAGATAAGCCGTATAGTGCCGATATTATTATTCCACAAGGAACTTTGGTTTATAATGATGTCTCCAATTTTGTTACTAAGCAGTATTCATTTTCTTTGGTAAACAGTGTAACTATACCTGCTGGTGTAAAGATGGCTTATGGTAGGGTTGAGCCTTCTTTTAATGACAATACGTATGTTGCTCCTAGGAACTCTTTGGTTAGGCATAATTATGTCGCACCAGCAACAGTAGTTGTCTATTGCACTAATCCTAAAGAGGTTCAATCTGTTATAAATGCGGAGTCTGACTCATCGTATAGAAGAAGGATTATTTCCTCTATGAAATCTAAAGTTTCTGGAACTTCAGAGTCTATACGATTCGCTGCTCTTTCGGTTAAGGGTGTTAGGGATGTAAGGATTAGAGAAGCATCTTATGGAATAGGCTCTTGTGATGTTATAGTTGTTCCTGAGGCGGCATCTCTTATTTCTAAGTTGGGTGAAGATATACTTTCTGCAATAGTGGCAGTAAAGCCTGTAGGTATAAAATTTAATGTTAGAATAGCTGAAAAAGTAGCAGTTAGTTTATCTGCTAATGTTACTGTTTCTCCTGGTAATTCTTCTCAAGTTTTGTCATCAGTTAACAGACAGGCTGAACTATTTGTTTCTAGATATCTAAATAGTTTGACTATCGGAGATACTTTATCTATTTCAAAACTAGAGCAAATGATTATGTCATCATCTGATTTAATCAGAGGTGTTAATATAACTTCGATGTCTGCTAACGGAAAGCAGATGCCGCTCAGAGATTATACTCCAACTAGTGTAAGAGAATACATAGGGGCTGGTAATATTGTTATTAATTCTGTTATAATTGGTGCAAGTTCTTACTGATAAGAGAGTTTAAATGAGGCAGTATTTAATTTTACTTACAAGTTCTGACTTTTCAAAAGATGGGTCAACTTGGGTTAGCTCACCAATAAACTTATACAGTAATAATAGCTATACTAATTTTTCATATAAAAGATCTGGCTATGGTCTGGATTTAGTTGGTGACACAACTTTTGTTGGAATGGAAGTGGCTTCTCCTTCTACGACTGGTGACCATGCGACACCATTTTTTACTGATGCTGTCTATGTAACTGATTATGGTGAGGTGGTTAGAGATCAGGCAACGCCTTCTCTTCTCAGGTATGTAGATATGTCATCCAGGGTTGACGTAATTGCCTATAGGCATGCATTCACTAATTATAGTTCTTCCGCCCCGCCAAATTTTAGTATAGATTTTTACGAGTCAGATACTGGTGAAGTTACTTCTGGCTTTTCTGTAGACAATGATCCTCAGTGGATGAGGTCTACAGCTTCTTCTGAGATAGGTACAGTTTATATTAGAAACTCTAAACCTTACCTAAAAGTAAGGCTAGATATAGATCCAGGAAATTCTGATATATCTTCTTTGGGTTTAATTTTTTATCTAGAGGTTGCGATACACGATCCTTCTATTCCTGTAATAAGTTCTTCTGTCAAGTCTATTCTAGAGAGGTTTCCTAGCTGGACAGCTATTTTTGAAGATTCTATTGATTCAGCAACTCCGCAATTAGATGTTCCTAAGTCTGTTGGTGGTAAGTTTTTCAACGCCCTACTACAAGAGTATCTGGATAAAATAAATAGACAGATTCTTCTAGATGACATAAATACGTATCTGTCCACTGCTAATGAAAGCATGATTGCGTGGGCTTATGTCAGTGACGATGTGCTTCCTAATTTTTTGAAAGTCTTCGGAGATGGTATCGAGCTTGTAAGGCTGGGGTCTTATTTGGATTTCTTAGAGTCAAGATCTACTGATCATGCTTTTTATTATGACTCAAGTGAGAGAAGACTTCTTACATTGAGGGAATATAATGTTTTAACTGTTGATAGTAGTATTGTTAATCAGGAACCAGTTTCTATTAGTAATGATTTTGACGAATTGGGCGCAAGGGTAGCTCTTCCAAGACTCTATCTTGAATCTAATGCTAATTACAAAAAAAGAATTCAAGATTACTCAGTTAATCGTCCAGTAAATAATTTAGATTCACTTAAGAAAACCTTGAGAAGAGAGCTTGATATATGGAGGGCTTACGGTTCCACTCCAGACTCTGACTATGTTGGTGCAACACCCGAGATTTTAGAAATGTCAGACATACAATCTTCCAGTCCGTATTTTGAGGCTAATGGTATACCTACTCAAAGGTTTAAATCTTTAGTGGGATACATTAATGAGACCTATCCTTCAAACATGGGATATGTCAGATGGGAAGAAGGTTCTTGGGATTATGGCGGAGTTCTGGGTGAGGGTATATCTAGGTTGCCTGCAATTTATGATTCCTTAGCTTCACCACTTGGCTCATATTACAAGCCTGGAGTCGGAGACTTAGATGACGCTAGGTTGGAAATAGATCCTAATAAAAATACTTTTAGTTACGATGATGATTCTGCAGCTACAGTTTCTTTTGAGGGTTATTTAACTTTAGATGGTACTCAAGAAACAACTCCAGTTTCCTATTATCCGTCAATTAATGTTCCTTATTCATGGTATGCTACCTATGACAGAACTGTTTCAGACGTAGAATCAAATACTGTTTCTGCAGAAGTTGTGTACGAATTAGATTTTGATTCTTACGGGGACGCGGCAACACCAGCTACTTTTTACCTTAATTTTAATGAAAACAATTTCTCAAAAGCTGTTGTTACAAATACTAATGTAAGTTCGCATTCTTCTTCTCCGGAGTTTTCTTTTGTTAGAATATTTGAAAATACTGGATACACAAACCCCGCCTATCTGTTTAGGGAAAAATTGTCAAATGAATTATATATAGAAGATTCATCAACACCCACGAGAAATGTTGCTCACTTATCTGAAGTTTCTGACATTAGGATAAGGACTGGTCAAGTCTGGGATTTTGATTCTCAAACATATACTTCGTCTATTTCATCAGGTGATTACAAAGTTAGGTTAACAAACTCTATGGGATGGGCGAATGCAGCAAGCTCTGTAGTTATTGTAGATTCAAATATAGATTCAATTCCATCTCATTACAATCTTCAAGTTGGTTCAAATAAGTATAATACTAAAACTGATACATTACAGTCAGATGTTTTAACTTCAAGTTTTGAATTAAATAATGTTAATTCTTTTAGTTCAAATTCAAAGACTGTTAAGACTTTAAATATTTCAAGTTTAATAGATCCAATAATATACCCCTCAGATGCGACGTTAAAAAATGTTTTTGTAGATGTATCTGATAATTATGGCTTGATATCTTATGATGGACAGTTCAGATCAGTGAAGGGTGGAAAATCATACACTGATGATATGGACAGTTCTTCTCCTGGAGTTGAGGTTTTAGTTCCTAGCAGTCCAAATA